TCTTGCCCGCGCTTTTTCTTTTTATTCCCTACCAGGCGGACCATTACATATTGAAAGGCATCGTGAATATGGCTGAACCGGTTCTTATCCGGATCGTTGAAATACTCCCCGGTGTTGGCGATCTCTTTATAATGATATCCGCCCAAAAACCCGTTTAGCAGGCGAATACAACTCGGATCTATCAGGCATCCATCGATCCTGGCCAGGATTCCATCGACCGCCTGGGTGCGTGCGGTGAAGTTCTGCTCTGAGCTCTCGACCGTTACGCCCTCCTCCTCCATTAAAAGCGCGTTGGAAGTGAATCCGCCCTCTTTTTTACTGAATTTAGCCGCGCCGGCCGGATCCCCGTAATCAATCCACTCGGCGCCGACATACAGCTTGTTACATTCACCGACAACCCACTTTGTAAAATCGATGATCCCCATTTTATCGTGGCAAAATTCTTTTAGAACATGGAATCGCATCGGGGAGGGATTGAAAACTACAATGCAGGCGGGCACATTCCCGGAGTTATCCCAACCTCTATACAAGGTGCCCGGCCCGGTCCAGATCAGCGGCGCCTGGGCCTGATGGATCTCGCGCCTAAAATTATAATATACCAATTTGCCCTTAACCAGGACACCTGGCTTGCCGTCCACATACATTTCGATCCAATCCGGAGTGTCTTTATAGTCCATCATTAGATCGTTGTAATATCCAGGGCGCAGGTATTTTTCGTTTTCTCGAGGCGGTTGCCAAAAGCCCTCATGGTTTTGGAGCGGTTGCTGTTCAGGAATCGGGCCGGGCACAGGATTCTGCCAGGCGAATTGATAATAGGTAGGCATTTCAGTATCAGGCGGGTTCGTTGTTTCGATCCCAAACCTGGGTAGAGGCATGGTTTCGTTGCCGTCCTCGGTGATCCAGTTGGCCGGTATGGGCCCAAACCGTTCCTTGTACCATTCCACTGCCTTTTTCATTTTGGGGAAACGGCCGATCCTGTTTTTGAGCATCCTTTTGATATTATCGGCCACTTCGATTGATTCATCGATCCAGTAACCGGTGATCTCTAAGGATTTAAACTTTTTAACATCGTCTGGACGATCGCAGGATCTAAATAAGAGGGTGACGGTAGGGCCATCGGGGTGCTTAATCGTGTATTTCTGCTCCTGCTTTAGGAATTGCCCCCATGGAAACCACTCGAATATCGTGGCCTGGGTAGTATCGCGGAGCTCGGAGTAGGTGTTGCGGACAACTACGAATTTACATTCTTTAATGTAAAATTCGTTGTAAAGGTGCCAGGGGATAAGGTGGCAGATCTCCCACGCGGCGCCGGTGGTCTTGCCGGATCCGACAGGGCCGACTATTGCGCGAATTTGAGCGGGTGACTTATGAAATTGGCGGATCGTGGAAATCGCGTCATAAGTTACTCGTTCCTCGCCGGCCTCGGGCGCGTGCATTGGGATGGTTGATAACGGCAAATTTCAATCTTCCGCATCGGATTATCCTCTCCCTTGCTGCCGGAATCCTTTCCGGGGTCTAATCATTTTTTGCATTGGAATCCACTGGACGCCTCGACCTTTATACATGACGGCGCCGGATCCTTTATTAAAGGCCTCGAGAATAGCGGCCTGTACTTCGGTGGGCTCAAAGATGGTTACGCCATCATATCGACCAATGGCGCCGGTAAAGAGGGGATTACCTGCCGGCGCCGGTGCTACATTCCGACCGGCTGCCGACAGTAAACCCGGCGCCAAACCCATCGCCAGTACTCCTGTACCGATCGATTTTAGGAATTGACGCCTATTAATTCTGGCCACATTTTCCATAATATCCTTGCAAATGGCCTATTTTAGGGGTTTCGCGTGAAAATTGGCCTCCTTAGATCGCCATATTCGGCCGATCGCGGAGTGCCGCTTGTGTTAGCTTGCGTGTTTTTAGCCTGTTTCCGCCGGAATCTGGTCCTTGCTCATCCCGGCATATCTCGGCTTATCCAGATCGCCAATGATATAATAATTGATTGATTCGGCTGCCGCGCCATCGCCATCAATCTTAAAAGCCTGCCGTTGAAGCGGTACAATTTTAGATAGTACCTCTGATACCGTTTTCAAGGTGGTGTTGCGTTCTTTAATCGCCAGGCTTGCGGCCACCACCAGATTTTTCTTTACGCGGTCAGCTGTCATTAGTTTTGCCATGATACCCTGGGCATTTTCAAGATCATCCAGGGTTACATCAACCTGTTTAAGGATTTTGGTAAATAAAACCTTGTGGGCCCCAATAACTCCGGCGCCTTTCTCACCGTATCGCTCAATCGCCTCGGAATAGTTCTCAGCTGTAATAGCCTCCTGTAACTCCGCCTCAATGGTCTTTTTATTTATCGAGTCGCGTACATCATCGGACAGCTGCCGGTGCCATCCCAGGCGTTCGGCCTTTTTCATTATGGCTTGACGGCTCGGGCCATAAGTGCGCGATATTGCTGCAATACTAAGTTGGCCGACCAGATATTCCTCTTTTACGGATTCCCATATCTCGTCCGGATATCCGTTGCCGTTCCCGTTGCCGTTCCCGTTGCCGTTTGTGTGCCCGTTCGCCATTTCTATTATACCTTACCAGGTTGCGGATAAGTTGCACCTGTAACCGGTATTCTGTTTGCTTGTCTAATGATAATTCATTAAAAGATACCATGTAAGGTTTTAATCTGGCAACATTTTTTTCATCGAGGGCATTATCCGCGATCATTTGTTGGGTAGTTACAACCCATTTTTCATGTAACTCCCGGGGCCTTATGCCCGGATCCTCAATAATTGCAAGCGTTAAGTCCTCAAAACTTTCCTTATCGACCGGATTTACCTTGTCGATATCCGGTTCGCGTGTAACCCCACTGACAACCCCGGCAAAAAGCGCGATCATTCCGTGAACGATTCTGCCAATTTGATCATCGGATAGCTCTAAAAACGTACTTTCTTGATCCATGATATCCCCTTTTTTTGATCCCCGGGGCCACATTCAACCCCGGGGATCCGCGCTTACGCGCCCACCTTTATGGCCAGGTCCGCCCTCGGGCGCCCGCCTCGGTGTTATTCGGTTTGACCTCCGTAAATTTTATCAAACTCCGCTCGGACGGTTTTGGTTCTCAATTCCTGATCGGCCGCCATGGCATCTATTTCCTCCGGCGTCTTGCCGGCCGTGGCCTTTTCATACAACCGGACGCCCGCCTCTAAAAACGACATTAGGATAATAAGCTGACTTGCGTTCATGGTTTTTAACCTCCTGGTTTAATTGTGGTTATTCATTAAGATACTTGGCGATAATACCGACCATCTGCCCGCGGAGTCTTAGCCAGGCGGAATTATATTCGGCCGGATCTTTCGTTGGATCCATCAGGGCTATTTTCCATCCATCGAGGGTAGTTTCGATCGCATCCATCACCGGAGTCAAGTCCTTGTGCATATTCGCTTTCTGCTCTTGCGTCAAAACCGGTGCGTAGGCCGTAAGGGCCTCAACCTGGTCATTATAAAACTTGCGGGCCGTGACATATTGCCCCTTTGGCGTTTCGGGGATCGGATTGCCCTGGAATTGTGCGCATCCTCCGCCGGCCAGTGCGAGGGCCAGGAATAGACAAACGACATAAACCATGCAATCTGCGATTTCAATACGGATCTGTTTTCCCATTTTAAGAATCTCCTTTCCTTTATTGGGCCGGAATCCTGGGCTCTTGCATCCCGGCATCGGTTTTCATCCGTTTGGTGCTGATTAGGGCCACTTCGATCTGACCCGATACAAAATCATCAAGGTTGTCGATCCCTGCTTGCAGGATCTTTTTGGTGCCCGGGGGAATCTGCCGGCTGATCCGCTCAATCGCCATCGATTTCAGCTGTACGGCCTCCGCGTGGGATACGACACCATCGGCCGCCGCCTCCTTAACCGTTTCATTGATCTGAGTAACCGTGTTTTGGATCACCTGCCCCAAAACCGCGAGCGAATCATCAAGGGCCTGGGAGTCTGTCTTTTTCTTTACCCAATTCCGGAGCTCATAAAGCAACCAGGTTAAAATGATAGATACGGCCGACAATCCCGCCGGCAAAACGATAGCCATTAATTGATCAACCATGCTTTTATCGTCCATTAATCCGCCTCGCTGACTTATGGTTTCCGTTAGCTTTTAACAAAGTCAATACCCGCTCATCTAAGCGAGATAACAAATCCGATTGCCTATCCAATTTCGTTGAAATGCTTACAACGTGCCTTTGCATCGAATCCTTGTAAACGTCAAAATCATGCAGGGGCACCATTTCTTTTCGAGCGGTTTCACGCCTCTTATCCATATCCCTTAAATCAACCTTTATTTCATCTATCCGCCCGCACACGATCCGTTGGCAGGTGATTTTATGATCCTGGAATTGACTCTCCAACCGCTCAAATTCCGTTTTAAATTGGCTTGTTGTCATGGAGTTGCCCTCCAATGTTTGCATCTTGACCGAAAGGTGGCCTATGCCATCTCTCAGGTTCGGGATCGCAAACCGGATTGTGCCCCATACCGCCGCCGCCGCCGCCAGAAACATCGCCGCCAAACCTATCAGGATATGAATGTCTTTTAAAAGCACAAGATTAGCTCCGAAAAGATAATTGGGGCCTCTTAAATGCAAAAACCCCGGAGGCGGTCACTCCCCGGGGTTTCGGCAAAAGAAGAAGATTGAATTGATGGATCCATGAGATCACCAGAAAACGTGCTAAATTGACTCAGGATGATGAATTTTGCATAGGATAAGACTATTTACTCGGGTTTGTCAACCTCTTTTGGATCCTCGGCCGTTTTGTGACCATCAAACGGCCTTTTCAGGTTTTTCACAACATCATAAATCGTCTTGCAAAATTTCAAGGCCTCGAGCGGGTCCAAACTTAACACCTGGACCTGCCGACCAAAATTAACAATCACCTGGCCGTTTTGCTCTGCAACCCCAATTTGCAACTTGCTCGGACCGATCGGCGTCTGGATCCCCTGGGCCGCGGCCGCCCTTTTTAGAATTTCCAGGATATTGCCGGCCGTCACTACCTCTTTCATGGGATCTAACTTGATTTCTTTTTCATCTGGCATTAAAATAACCCCCTTTCATCCTCGGTGATTTCTCGATAGGCGTTTTCAAAAACCTCTTTGGGGCTCCACGATCGATAGCCGTCTGGATAAAGCACCTGATACCCCTCGCGGTTATCATGCAGTGTCGGAGATCCCTTGCTCTCCCGAAAATCGTTCTCACTGCAAGGAAACGCTCTAATCAATTTAGTGCCGATATACAATTTTGACTCGGGCATGGTCTACCTCCTTTATGTTTTGAATCCCAGGCTCTTGCTTATCCTGGTATGCTCGGCCGGGCCCACGGCCTCCCGTTGCGCGTGCATCACTTTTTTGTAATAATCTCCGGCCTCTCCCTGAAAAGCAGGATCGCCGGGTTTGGAAAAGCGCCATCTATTCATTAATGCGTAATAGCTTGCATTGTCAATCCAATCCTTTAGGTCTTTATCTATCATGCGCACCGCCTTAACGCCCGGCGATCCGTGACAACCCGTTCGCCGGTATCTAAAAATTCGATTAGCCATGAATTAAGCCGGCCATGAGCGAGGCGAAAGCATAGCCGGCCTTTCAACCTGGCTCTTACCGGGTTATTGCCCCAATAATAGACATAGATCAATTATACCTCTTTCCGCCGGCTTTGAGCACATAGTCCTTAATCACCGCGCCTAATCTCTTATTACCTCGAATGTGAGCAGGACAATAAACAGTGCCGACAAAATGGCCAAACGCCGGCCGCTCTGCTGAGTAATGCTTTTTATGGGCCCGGCAAAAATGCAACCGGTTTTTCCACATATCCTTTGGCTCGCCATCGGGATAGCGAGGCTTTTTCGGATCAATTACCAGTGTTTTGTAGGTGAATAGGGGGATCTTGTTTTTCTTTTTCCTGGCCGCCTGCAATCGTTTTTTCGGCCATATCGTTTTGACCGCCACGCCCTCGGCATTGAGCAAGCGCAAAGCGCAAATGATAACCCAAAACTTAGCAGTGTAAACCTTGTCAAAATAATCGGTAACTTCAAACGGCGGATCAAAATCAATGCCGCCGGATTCGCCCGGGTTCCAAACTAACATTATCTTAGTATTGCCTTTGCCTGGTTCTATATCCCCATCCATCTTAACGTAACAAAACAAAGGTTCCACCAACCACTTGCCGGCCGTCAAGCTGCCGGATTTATAAAAGGCGTGAAACTCAAACTCACTTGGCGCCTCCTCGAAAGTTTGTGCTAAAATGGCGTATTGTATCAACTCGCCGTTTCGCCGGGATACCTGATTATATTCAAATAGGCATAAATCATAAGGCCAAATTAAATCCTCTCGCATCGTTGAATCTTGAAACGCTCTAAGGGGTTCCGGAAATAGCTCGCTCAATTTCTCCATATCGCCATAATGAAATTTGTGGCTTGATTTAATTAGCTTACAGAGCTCCGGAATGTGCTTTAGATTCTCACCTATATATTTAGGCGCCAACTCTTTTAAATCCTCTATGATATGATGAGCTTGCATGGATCCTCCTATGAAAGGTTTGATACCTTTCCGCACCGATCGCAGTACATTTTTGAATACTTTATAAAGCCGGCCAGGGGATCCCGTTTGGCGAGCTCGGCAATCTCTTTTGACGGCGCGATACCCTTTATAGCATCACCGGTCCACACATGATCACCGATCAGGCAAAGGAACTTGCCCCACAAACTTTTAAGCATAAAACCCCCTTTCAACTCTATCCATCCGAAAATTTTAAAATAAATGCCTTGCGGCAAAAAATCCTAAAATAAATCCGAGGCATAAACCGTATACCGTAAATATGATAAGGCCCAGCAACGGTGAATCGTTTTCAATAATTACTTCTTTTTTTTCATTATCCATTTTAACCTTTTCTTTTTCATAACCGACCATTTTCCTCAAAATCAAATAGGATCTGATCCGGATCATAGGTCATGGTTTCGGAATCCTTAACGCGGATCTTAACAAAGTTGATCTCGGTTTTTACTCCGATCTTGCCCTTATCGGTCCGGGCAATCTGGCATCCGAAACCGACCTTGACATTATGGCCGCCATCGATAAAGGCCACCTGGATATCATCCGCGTACTGCTCGAAAAACTTATCGATCGTCCGCATGGCCGCCTGCTTAACTGTCTGTAATTTTAATTTATCGCTCATGGTTCCCCCTTATTACCGTTAGTTTTTGTGCATTAATAAAAACCTGGCCGGGCCGCAATCCTAATTGATATTCAATCGGCTACTGTTAAAAGGATTATCAGCGCGTCACCCGGCCAGGCGGTTAATCTATCCCGCACCCGCCGGCTCGGGCTCCTTTGCCTGTCCGGATATTCTTATAGGATGGCGCAACTCCACCGATTCCACCGTTGTTAGTTCCTCACGTTGCGGACGGTTCTGGTGCACATACCCTGGATCAGGCACCGCAACCGGGCCACCGCCGGCGCGTAATGCGTTACATTTACAATAGGCCTTTTCAACTGCCTCCGGATCCGCAAAATATTGTTTAAGGGCCTTTAGCATTTTGTTGGTGTTCTCATAGGATAATTGAGCGCATCCAACACTCACAATGACCCCCCCGTTCACCGTTGGCTCGATAATGATACGATACGGAAACGCGAGCTCGAATTTTAAATCAGACATTATTTGTGCCCTCCACGCCCCGGGCCTCCCTGCCCGCCGTCCTGGTTTCGAGTGCCTCTAAGGCCGCTTTTAGATGGTAAAGGGCCGCCTCGTTCTCATCGCATTTGAATTTTGAACGCTGATAAAGTTGAATCCGGTCGATGGCCGCGAATATCACATTCTCGACAAAGGCGCCGTTTGGCACCCGCCGGGATCCATCCGGCAGGGCCAGGGGCCCACACTGCCAGGAAATAGTAAAGCCTAAACCGGTGGCCACTCCGCCGGCCGGGTTATCCTCCGGATCCATCCAATGCTCGGAAAAAAATGTCATGGGCGCCACGCCCATGGCTTTAAGGTCCGCCTCGGTGGTGGGCTCGATCGCTCCGCCCGTTTCGTTTTCGTTGATCATGGTTCCTCCGTTTCGGTATGTTGTACCTCTTTCATGTAGTTTAGGACGGTTTCCAGTGCATCAAGGTGGTGGCCGGTTATCGCCCTGGGCCAGATCTCGCCCGCGGCATCATCGACCTCCCGATCGCACAAAAATCCATCCAACCATAACCGGAGCTCATTAAGACTCTCTAATATCTCCGGATCCTTTACCGGGTCTTTCAGCATTTAATCGCCTCCTTTCATCAAATTCTTTTTTTAACAGGTTAATAATTATATCCATACGATCACCCGCCTCGAGCTCCGCGCCACTGACAACCTCGATCATTTCAATGAGCTCACCCACGGCGAGATCGATTTTCAACTCTCACAACTCCAAAACGGTTCGGACGATCGCATCCAGGCCGGAGGGTTCTTTTCTCGGGCGCCCTGGGCCGCGCTTTTTCAAAATAAATCCGCTATACTTAAATATTCTCGATCGGTCCAATAGGTATCAACTTTCATCTTACGCTCGCCCTTTTTAAGATAAATTTTCTTTTCATCAACAAGGGTTCTCAGTGCCTGGCCTAAAAGAAAACACTCCCTCTCGCGCAACCTCACCCACGCCAGAATATAACCTTTAGGTTTGTGCCGATCCCACTGGTCGACCGGGATTAATAAATTCGGCATATTATTGATCTCGGAGGCCTTTACGTTAAAACCGTTCGGAAAATCAGATCCATCCTCAAAGCTCCGGCCATCATTCCAGGTGGTTTCGATAATCGGCCAATTAGAAAATTTAGAGTATGCCTTTTCACCGCACGCGCCGATAAAACTCCGATACCAGGGCGCCTTATTCTCAAAAAAATTCCGGCTGTTTTTAGTATCACCCTCGATCCCTCGCTTTTTTGCATACCTAAAAGGTTTCCACCGAAATTTACCCAACCACACAGAATAATGCAGATCGTCCTCGGTCAATGGGATCCGGACCGGTGTTATATAATCCATATCGGAATACATTCTGGTTATCTAAATGGGTCCATAAATCCCGCCAGGCGGGGATGGCTGAAATCGATCGGCCGGTGTTTTATATAGGCGTTTTGGGCCGCCGCCGCGTCCGCGGAGGTTGTTTCGGATCCGCCGCCGCTCGCACCCATCGTATGTTTAGAGTCAAGGCAAAATTCAACATGAATGATCCTTGTTTTCGCGTTATTCCACCAAAACGCCAGGCATCCTAAACGCGGGTTCTGACACCTGGCCTCGGTAAATTTTTCATAAAGGCCGGCCGCCGTCCAATCGCCCTCTCGAGGCAGGATCCCCACGCTCTTTAGAATCTCGATGCACAATCCGCTGCAATCAAAACCCTCGACCGGATCATCACCGCCCCATCGGTAGGGCAGGCCGTGAAGTGACCAGGCAACCTTTTCCGCTATTTGTAATTTGTGAATCAAATCGTGACTTTCCATTAATTCCCTCCTTTAATCGCCTAAAAATTTAAAAGCTGATTCAATGGCGTCCTCATAACCCGCACCGATAGGCCGGTAAAGCGCCCGTTGGATCTCATGGGGCAGCTGTTTAAAACATTTATAACAAAGGGAGTTGCCACTTTTTTTATAATTATCGCAATTCGGGCACTCCTCGGACTTTAGCGATTTTATGTAAAAGATTCTATCCGTTTTCAATTTTAAACCCCTTATATTCCGCCTCGAACCTTTTAAGACGGAGTTTGCCCCTGGTGGTGCCATGGACCTTTTGCCAATTCTCACAGGATCCGCACAAAATAAGGCCGGTGGCCGGCCGGCCGTCTGGTCCAGTGTATTTTGCAATAAAATAGCCCTGGCCAAAACAATCAGCACACTCCTCATCTGGTAATTTAGGCCTCGCCTCCGGGTGTTCTCGATAGTAAATACTGACATATTCCCTGATTTTATTGAGCATATTATAGGGCCGGCGGTCCAATTCTGCTTTCATAACATCTAAAACCGCCGCAAATGTTTGTAGGCTCAACCTCTCAAAATAGCCAAACCAGGAATTGATTGCCTTATTTGGAGGCCGGTCCTGATCTATAAAATCAAAAAATTCATCGATCGTTAGTTTGTATTCTTCAAAATCCACTGCTTAAACTCCTCTCCGTTAATTCGTTTATCCTGACAATATGCCAGGCAGGCCTCCTGGCCTGATTCGCGCAATATCCCCGCCGCGATCCTAAAGCTGCGCTCTTTGATCCTTTGATTCTCTGAAATAGTTACTTTTTTGCGGCGTTTGGCCTCCATGAGATAGCCCTCAAACTTGGTAGGCCGGAATAACGTGCCTGGCCGTAAATAGGCTATCATTTTAGGATCACCGATCCACTGGTCGGTTTTACAGAGGATCACATCATAAAAATCCTGTTCGGTGAATCCGGATTTAAAACGGGCCCGGATCGCCGCCCGGGTTTCCTTTGCCCGGTGGTCAAAGTTGGATCCGGTTAGTTTGTTAAAATAAGAAATGATATTTTCGTATGGTGGCGGTGGATTTTTTTTCTCAGGGGGAGGGGCAGGATCCGGCGCCGGATTTTCGGCGCCAGTACTTTCTTTTATATTTTCTTTTATACTTTCTTTATATAAGGTAGGATTGGCCCCTGGGCCAACTACTGTACCCCCTGGGCCAACTACTGTACCCCCTGGGCCAATTTTGGCCCCTGGGGTAGGTTTTGGCCCCTGGGCCAATTCTTTCCAATTCTTATAATACTTGTTAAATTGGTAGGTTTTGACCTTTTGGTTGGCCCCCAGGCTAATAGAAATTATATTTCGATCTATTAATTTTTGCCGGGCCTTTCCAATGTGCCATCCTGGCAAATTTGTCTTTTCAATCAATTCCCGGGTTTCAATTTTTGCCGACTTACGACCATAAACCCCATAGGTTAATCGGATGATTGCCAGGGCCAGACGCATTTCGGCGTTACTGCACTTTAATCGGCACAAGGCCTCCAATAGTTCATTCGCAAGCCTCGTATATCCGTCCTCGATTTGCGGAGCTCCGTTTTTTGCCATCGGATCGCCTCTCTAATTGATGATGGTTTCTCTAATGACAAATAGATCCTTAACCTCCATTTCCAGGGCCGCCGCTATCGCCTTTTCCTCCTCATCGGTCGGCCTCATCCGCCCGCGCTTGATATATGAAAAAACACTTGGATCAAGGCCGGCTATTTTTGCGATCTCAACACTCGGCCTTTTTTTTTCAACCAGGGCCCGCTCTAACTCCCAATTATGAAATGCCTCAATTTTCATCTAATAATCCTCCAAAAATATATGGTTTGTTTTATATTTTATTTATATCCTGATTTATTTATTTGTCAATCTTTTTATTTCTTGACAATAATCCCCCAAAGTGGGATAATTTTACTAAAGTCCTAAATAAATATGCCGATACAGATATTAGAGGTTAAAGGTATGAAACATATAAACCAGGAAATGACCGAAAAAATAATCGAGCTCCGCGACCGTGGGGCTGTTTTTTTTGTCAACCATTCCGGGGGAAAGGATTCTCAAACCCAAACCCTCGAGATCTCGCGCCTTGTTCCGGTCGATCAAATTGTTATCGTCCACGCCGATCTGGCTGAACAGGATTGGGATGGCGCGTTCGATCACCTGGTTAATACCGCGCCTGCCGGCGTCAAGATCACCAAATGCCGATCGCGCCGAACCTTTTTTCAAATGGTACGCGAGCGGGGTATGTGGCCGTCACCTAAATACCGCCAGTGCACTTCCGATCTGAAACGTACTCCGATCGAAAAGGTTATCCGCCATGAATTAAAAGCCAGGGGCACCAAACTGGCCGTTAATTGCATGGGGATTCGCGCCGAGGAGTCTTACACCCGGGCAAAAGCAAAACCCATCAAAATAAATAACCGACTGAGCAAGGCCGGCCGCGAGGTTTGGGATCTACTGCCGATATTCGATTTTACCACGCAAGAGGTATTTGAGCGGATCGCCGCGGCCGGCCAAAGGCCTCACTGGATTTATAAGCACCTGGGCCGCCTTTCCTGCATCATCTGCATATTTGGCACGCCGAGCGATATCCGAACATCGGCGGGCCTCCGTCCTGATATTTTTAACGAGTGTGTGGCCATCGAAAAGGAAATTGGCCATACCGTTAAGATCGGCGCGACTCTCGAGGAGTTTGCCGGCCTTAATAAAATCGGTGGTTGCAAGGCCTGCGACCACTGGAAAGAGGTAGCTTAATGAAAACGAAACCAGATAATAGAGTCCATGTATCGGCGCCAGGCGCCAAATTTAATACGATCGGCTTTTGGTACAAAACCCAGGGCGGTTTTTTCCGCGCTTATAGCCTGATCTCTCATATTGGCATCGGTCCTTTTTTTACCAAACATGACGCCATTCAATTCTTAATCGAGGAGGCCTTTAATGTTTAATGAAATTCAAGACAACATTCAAAAAGCTGTAAAATACCGAGGCACTAAGGATTTTCTCGATACCGAAAGCGGTATCGATTGGTTTTTGCTGCCGGCTGCCGCCGTTTCCGGGATCTCCGATGATACCCTGATATGTGCCTTAAACCTGGAAACCTATTATGGCGGAGTTGGCCGGTTTTTCCGCCACAATGCAACCATTTGGCGCGTTAAAAACCGCGTCCTGGTTCAATCCTATTGGGGGTACGATATCTAATGAAAAAATCACACTTTATAAAAATTATGACGATTCTCAACAGGCGAGGGGAATACCTTTTTCAGCGGTATTTTGAGGGGAACCGAGGCGATGAGTTGTGGGCCCGCTATATTGGTTTCATGCGTGCCGCGAACGATTTTTACAATCGGTTCATTGAGGAGTGCTACAAACCAGAAATCGATATCTATGTCTAAGGGGGGAAAGCCATGCAAATAACCTTATCGCTCGCTCAGTGTGTGACTTTGTACGAGAACCATTTCAAAAAAGAAATGCCGCCCAAACTGGCCTATAAAGCTGCCGCGCAAATGGTCCATGCAGATATTGGGTCAGATGAATTTTTGTTCCGCCTTAAACGCCTCGACCGCGATGGCACACACAAAAAACAGTATACCATCTATAAGGATATCGAGGAGGCCGGCGAGTCCTACACGGTTTATGACAATGACCTCGATGTGTATGTCGGTCAATTCCTGGCCGATGATGTTGACCTTAAAACCTACCTGGCCGCCGGCGAGCTCCGCGATGGCCTGGATAACCGATCATAAGAAAGGATCTGATACCCATGGAACGAAAAAAATACCGGTTTAGATGCACCAGTGCGATAACCATGAAACGCAAAAACTTTGTGCTGCCCTGTTTGAATCCGGGGCAAATCATAGCCCTTTTGGCACAGCATGGATGGATCGTTCAGAATTATTACGAAATTTGAAAGGAGGGATTGAAATGATCAGACCAGGGAAACTCACCAGGGCCCGGCGGACGGCTTATGTAGCAGGTATGATGTTTTGGGCCTGTGGGATGATGATGGTTTTGGCTTTTGGATTGATGATCAACTAAAGGGGGAGCCATGAGGGCATTTGTTTTTGAATTAACAGAGGGTGAACTCCGGAAAGAGGTTGATAAAAAGCTGATCGATGAATTGAGGGAAAACCTCTTTCCGGATGAGATCTATTGGTTAGAGCACGTTGCCAAAGAGAACCTAAACAAAGGAGGGATAAGGCCATGATAGATTGGATGAGTCTGACCGATGAGGACATTAACAAATTGCAGCTGATTATGAAACGGTGCATAGGCAAATTTGAGGGCAGTTGGATCGATCTGGAAATGGATATAACGGCCGCGCACTTAGGCGGCATGATCGATCTGCAAAGACTGCTCGAGTTCGATGAGTTTGATTTCATGCACGATGTTGCCGGGATCCGGCGCCATATCAACCGTGATAACGGTAAAATGAATGATTGTTTTTTGCCCCGGAGCTATCGGCCGTGGGCAAAAAAGCGCATGGCCGGGTTCACGCTTGCCGAGGTAATGATCGCCTTGGTGATCCTTGGAATGACGGTCATGGCGGCCACAAGTATGGCGATTACAACGATCAAGCTCAATACCACCGGCAATATGCAACAAGAGGCCATCAATCTGGCCCGGGATACCGTTGAACAGGTCCGCTATCATTTCCCGGGCGATGAACCAAATGGCACTTTTTCTTATATTAAAGGGCCCTATACGGTTGTTTGGACCATTTCGGACCATACCACCAAAAGCAAACGGATGAACGTAAACGTATCCTGGAATAGGTTCCGGAGCCGAAAGGGCATGACGATTAACGCTCTATTTTCCGATCAAATGCGCGATCCGCGTTCCTGGGATGGCACCGATTGGGAGGCCTGGAAAGCTAAATTTGGAGTAACCGGATTAAATTAAAGGGGGATCTATGAAAAAACTAATCATCATAATTGTTGCAGTTATCCTGGCCGGGTTCTGCCTGGGAGTCGGCTATCAGGCCGGCAAGATGCAGGGCAAGGCTAATTGTATCGCCACGGTAACAGAAAACTGCCGGGAAATCTGCGGTGTTGGTGACGATTTTTGTTACCCGGACGATGAGGAAACCGCGATCGAATCCGAGGGCGATGAGAATCTCGCCTTTTACGGGGGGGGGCCGTGGATAAATTCAAACCGGCAATATTGCCGATACCGACAATCAAGGCCTTGCGGCGGAAATCCGGATGCTCCAAAAAAGAGGCTATAAGGGTGATTGAATCCTTAAAGGGCGGCCAACACTGGCTAAACGATACCTATCAGGTAGAGGTCCGAGAGCACTGTCCGGGCCGGGATTGGCCGCCTATGTTATGGTTGAGCATTAAACGGCGCGATAAGGAATGGATCCACGATTGGCGCGAATTGCAGGAAATCAAAAACCAGTTGATTGGCCCGGAACATGAGGCCGTTGAATTATATCCCTCTGAATCGCGGGTTATCGATGGCGCGAATCTACATCAGCCGCAAAAAGAATTATAAAGGAGCAATGGTTAAATGAGAAAAACAATATATCAATGTAATTTATGTGAGCAACAATGGGAAGAGGATTATGTATTTGGAGTTTCACTAGATGGAGATGAATTAGGTAGAGATGAGGTAATTCTAGTTGAAGCAGAAGATTCCGAAAAACATATATGCAGAGGGTGTATCATAGCTATCAAAGGATATGAAAAATAATGCCTTATGTAAAATGTTCTAAATGTATGCATGAATGGGAGACTACAAACTTGAAAGAAAAATGCCGTTGGTGTAAAGCCCCTATTGGTAATGTTTTAGAAGAAGAGACACCACAATATCACCTTTATTGCTTTCAGGATCCTAACCTTAGATTCCCATTTGGTATGTGGAGTAACGGACCGGCCAGGGCCACGCCCGAGCACGCCGAAAAGTTGGGCGGCAAACAAAGACCTTTTGAAAAGGGGGAAAAATGAAAGTACGGGTACACGGCCGAAATTATTATGATCTGATCTGCACCCAGGATCACTATATTTTCGCGTTCAAACACAAAACACCCGCAATCCTGCCCCTCCGGATGCCGATGGCCTGCGGTGAGATCTTATGGCCCGGTGATATCATTTCTTATATTGGGGGCAAGCGGACCAGTGCCGGATTTTACTGCCTGGATATGCTGCCGGATTGCGGCCTGATGTTCGCCGGAGTCCATATCGATGATGATGGAGAATTTTTACTTTGTTTCGACCGCACCCGGAACGGCAAATTCCTGCCGACTGAAAACCATGAGTATCCGCGGATCTATTATGGATATATCTGGTTAGGCCAGGAAAACTGCCTTTGCTACACACTGCCTGGCAACGCCGGCCGGGTTGTCGAAACCTCAACCGTTAAATTTTTAGCGAGGGGATGCCGGGATGAATATAAATAAATGTAAATGCGGGGCGGATATAGCGTTTATTGAAATGGCGAGCGGGAAAAAAATGCCAATAGACGCCCAATGGGAAAACATGGTCTGGATCAACCAGGGAGGCGCCGGCCAAATGGTTAAGGTTTACCGGCCGCATTGGGGCACCTGCCCCCTGGCCAAACAATTTAAAAAGAAAGGGGATTGATCAATGGATGCAAAAGAAAAGTTTTTGTTGGCGATGGAAAAGGCAAAGCAGGATGGATGGAATATCATAACGCCGGCGATCACCACCGAGGGCCTAACACCCCTCCACTCGGTTACGGTTGAACATATCGAGCTCTCGCCTAATCCTAAAGACGGTGACGTATATTCACACGATAAAGATAAAATGATCATCAACAAACATGGCCTGCAAAAGCTATCAAACCTGGCCGGCATTGAAATGATAGATACGATGCGGACCGATAACGGGTCTGATCGCCAGTATATCAGCTTTAAGGCCGGAGGGTTTATCCGCAAGGCCGATGCCTCCGTGGTTATGTGTGTGAAAACATACGCGATGGATTTTGAAGTCATTGAGGAAAAGGTTTTAGAGTTGTACCAGGAAAAAATGAAAAAGTGGTGCAAGGATAAGGCAAAAACCGCCTGGCCCAATAATTTAACCGAAAATCAGAGGCAGGAATATATCAACTTTAACGCCCGGAAAGAGGTACGGCGCCGCCGCGAATATAAGGTCCAACTTTGTGAATCAGGGGCCCAGGCCCGGGTTATGCGCGATCTTTTAGGCCTTAAAGCATTTTATTCGCCGGCGGAGTTGCAAAAACCCTTTGTGGTGGTCCGCATAACGCTTAAACCAGACTATGAGGATCCGGCCATTAAGATGATGCTCACCCAGGCGGCGATAAGCGCCTCTGGCCAGGTGTTCGGTCATGCTCCGGGGTATCCGCCGGCGCTTGCCGCGCCTGCCGCGCCTGCCGCTCAAATAACACATGAGGATCCGGATATACCCGAGCCCGCCGCCATGCCTAACGGAGGGCCTATCGAGGATGCCGATTACGAGGAGGCAGCTGCCGCCGCCGGCCCGCCGGATCCGGCCGAGGTCGCCCGCGCCGACTTTGAGGGCGCCGATGATAAAAACAAGATCAAAATGATCGAAAAGCTCATGGTTCTGAAAGGATATGACAAAAAACAGTTGAAAAAACCCCTGGGCCAATTTTCAGATGTTCACCTTTTAACTTTTTATGATGCGTTATCCGCGATGCCGGATGATGATATCCCATATTAGGAGGAGGATCCTGATGCCGACAGTACCACTGCATGATAATCCGTCAATGCCAAATGATTTTAGCCCGGATCGCATTAAGCGGATCCGGAAACTCTATGGGGAAAACACTGCCGAATTTTCAAAACGGTTTAACGTAAGTGCTAAAACGGTCGAGGCCTGGGAACAGGGGCGCCGGAGCGTAAAGGGCCCGGCGTGCCTGATTTACGATTACCTGGCCTGGACCGCAAAAGGGGAGGAACTATGAAAATATTGCATACAGCTGATTGGCATATCGATGCCAACATTATCGAGGCGGGCCGATGCCTAAAGTTTATGACGGATAAGGCGCCCACGATTCAACCGGATCTTGTTTGTGTGACAGGGGATATGTTTAATTCCTCCGATGTTCGCCTGGATTCAGATGCCGCACGCCTGGCCATGATCACGGTACAACGCCTGGCCGAGGCCGCCCGGTTTGGAGTCCTGATCCTGATCGGAACGCCATCCCATGACGGCCTGGCCGCTAAAATATTTGATGGCCTCCATAAGGTGACGGTGTTCCACCATCCAACCTCGATGATAATCGATACCACGGATTATGGCGGATTCCTTAAATACGGATTCAGGAAATTGATGGTTTCCTGCCTGCCGCAACCTACAAAGCAATATCTTGAAACGGTGGCCACCGGCAATATCGAGGACGTTAATCTAAAGATGGCGGAGGCCTTGACTTCCATCTGTGCCGGGTTCGGGGCCGCCAGTGTTGAAGTGGACGGCCCTCATATCTGCCTCGGGCATTTTTCGGTGCGGGGTTGCAAGATCTCGCCCACGCAACAAATGATCGGTTATGATATCCAAATGTCAGCTGATCAACTCCAACTTGCGAAACCTACCATCTGGTGCCTGGGGCATATCCACCACGCCCAGGAAGTCGCGCCAAATGTGTTTTATTCCGGATCCATCTACCGGGTTGACTTTGGAGAGCGGGAATCCGAAAAGGGCTTTTTCGCGCATACGGTCGAGGGCTCCGCCATCAGCTTTTCGCGGAACGTGGTAGAATCTGAGTTTATCACCACGCCGGCGGCCACCATGAATAAGGTCAAGTTTGATATGGGCAAGGATTACGATATCAGCGATGATGAGATCACCGACAAGATGCAAATCGAGATCAAGCTCTATGCCGATGAGGCGGCCGGCGTTGATATGGATGCGATAAAAGAGGACTTAATCGCCCGGGGCGCCAAAGAGGTCGATATCATCCTGCAAAGGCTCCCGAGGCCAAACGTCCGGAGTGCGAAAGTTTTGGCCGTTGAGAGGTTGCGCGATAAATTAATCGCCCGGGCGGAGATCACCGATGAGGAAGTCGCGCCGGGGATCCTGGAAAAGGCCGATTGGATTGAATCGATGAAATACGAGGCGGTCATGGCCATAATCGAAAAACAGTTCGCAAAGGGGGAATCTGAATAATGAAACTAATCGATTTAAAACTAAAGGGATTTATAGGCCTGAAAAAGGGCATGGGCCTCGAGGAAATCAATCTGCCCCTCGGGAATCTATCCGGCCTGGTGGCGCTCGATGGACCGAACGGCCGCGGAAAAACCACGATTCTTGAAAACCTGCAACCGTTCCGCCAATTCGCAAGCCGAAAAGGAGGATTGAAAAAACACTGCTTTGCAAAGGATAGCCAGAAAGAATTAACTTTCGAGTATCAGGGGGATATCATCCGGACCTTGATAAAAATGGACGCACACACTACCCGGAGCGATGAGGGCTTTATCTGGATTAACGATCAACCGATGGTGGATGGCAAAGTTTCCAGTTATGACGCGGCGATTCAAGAAATATTTGGATCCCCTAACCTGTTTTTCTGGTCGATCTTTTGCGCACAAAATAGCAAGCGCCTGATTGACCTGAATACCGGGAAACTTAAAGAGTTATTCACCGAGTTTTTACGCCTCGAACGGTATCAGATATTCGAGGATACCACAAAAATGGCCCTGGGGTTGCTGCAAGGGATCGGGTCCGCGGCCGAGAATAGCCTCAACCGCGCCGAAAACGATCTGCTTTTGTATCAAGGGTTCCGTTTCGATGAGGCTATCGATAATTATGTTACTCAAAAAACCGAAAACGAGGCCTCTTTAAAAGATATCGACCATCAGATCGAAACCCTGCAAAAAGGCCTCGAGGATGCAAAAACCGAGCTCGCGCTAAATGAGGAAAAATCGAAACAACTAAAGGTTGTCACCCTGGACTTAGGCAAGGCCCGGGATGGGTTAAAGGCGCTCGAACAGGAAAGGGCGGCCAAACATACCGCAATCGGTGAAAAGATGGCCCGTACACAAATGGATCTAAACCGGATCAAGGAAAGGTTACTTGACTCCGAGCGGATTCGCGCAGCTGCCGACCGGTGCATCACCCTGGATAATCGGATCAGAACCCTGGCCGGCGAGCTCGATATCGCTTATACGGCCCGGGAGGCCATTCAAAGCGATCGCGGCGCCCTGAATGAATCCCTTGCGGCCACCATAAGGCTTATTGATGATAACCAGAACAGCCAAATCATTAAGCAGGCCGAGGCCAAAGCAAACGAATTGGCAACCAGGTATAAGGGGGTTGAGGAAAATTCGATTGATAAGGATCCGGATTTTATCAAAATGAACGCAAACCATGCCGCCCTGATTAAGCAATCCGGTGCCCTGGATCAAAAGGATGCGGACTGTATTAGCGAAAAGTGCGGCCTGATTGTCGATGCCATTCAGGCCAAAAAGGACGCCGCCGAGCTATTAGATAAGATCGCTCAATATACAACCAGGTGGGAAAACGGCAAGCAAGAATCTCTCGATGAGATCCGCAAGGTCCGCCGCGAGGCCGAGGACCACCTTAACGCGCTTATAAAAAAGGCCGAGGAAAAGATACAAGAATGTGCGCTTTCCGCGAATGATATTAAGGCCAAAATCAAGTTGGTAAACGAGGATCTCGATGGAATCAATAAGTCTATCGGCGTAAAACTGGCCCAAAAGAAAACCCTCGAGGCCGAATTTAACGAACTGTCCGCGGATGCAAAACAGTTAAACGATCTTGATATGGCCGCCATACGGGTCGCCAACCATGAAAAAGCGATCGATGATTTAAAGCTCGAGCTCGCGGAGATAGCTAAAGAATATACCGCTAAAGAGTCCGCTCACCAAAAATTGATCGAAACCCTTAACGATCGCGTGGGAGAGATCAAGATCAACCATGGCGCCGCCCAGGAATACGCCATAATGGAAACCGGCCTAAAGGGCGCCCGGGAGTCGCGGGCCAGGTACGTTGAGCATATCAAACAGGCGGAAAACAAAATAGCCGATCTTGCTAAATCTAAAGAAAAAATGGCCGATCTTAAAAAGGTCCGTAACGAAACCCTTAAACGGAAAATGCAGATATCGGCCGAGGTTTCAGAATGGACCTATCTAAAAACGGCGTGCGGTAAAAAAGGCTTGCAGGCGCTTGAAATTGATGCCGTATCGCCCACGATCGAGGCCTATGCCAACGATCTTTTAATCTCAACCTTTGGCCCTGGCAATACGATCCGGTTTGAAACCCAGGACGCCGATGGCAAAGAGGTTCTAAATATCGTTGTTATGGATCCGGACGGTTCCGAAACGCTACTGGAAAACAAATCCGGAGGCGAGGCGGTATGGATCCTAAAGGCCTTACGCCTGGCCCTCACCCTGTTATCAAAGGAAAAGGGCGGTCGAAACTTCAAAACGGTGCTCATGGATGAGGAGGACGGCGCTTTATCGCCGGCAAACGCCGTTAAATTCATCGGATTATATCGATCCATGATGGATATCGGCGGTTTTGATACCTGTTTTTACATTTCTCACAAGCAAGAGGCCGTTGGTTTATCCAATCACCGGTTAATCTTTGGTGAAAACGGCATCCAAGTTGATTAGGATAATTTGCTAAAGTTCTAAAAGACAAATGCCGATAACAGAAATTAAGTAGGGGTGCCCATGAAATTCGATTATCTTATAAGGCTATTTGGCCAAATTTGTGAGGAAAAGATATCGGGGCCCTGGGGCCCAGGCATACGGCGTTCGTATCGCCTGGGCCCTCTCAGGGCCGTTTCTGATGAAATTTTTCTATACCATGGTGGCCTGTTACACATGAAACATTCAAAGTGCATAGGAGTGACGCCGGGATGGATTATTCAAAAAAACGATCAGAATATGCCGAACAGGTAGCGGTTTTCTTGTGGGCGGCCATGTACGAATCAATGTATCCGGATCTTTGGTTAATGTCCGGATCGATTATGGGCGGCACAAAAATACCGTTTAAGATCCTGGCAAAGTGGAAAAAATCAGGCATGAAAAAGGGCAAACCGGACATTCAGCTGCCGGTGGCCAGGGGCGGATATATCGGCCTGTGGATTGAATTAAAAACGGCCGGTGGTAAAGATCCATCCTCCGAACAGGTTGAATATTTAAAGCGATTGGCAAGGGCAGGGCACTATTGCGTGTGTTGCAAGGGGTCCGATGCGGCGATCCAAGTGATTAAGCGGTACGTTAATGGTAAGATAATCAAGGGAGGTTCGCAAAATGTTTTATTTGATGAAAGACAAAACGGGGTTTACGCTTATTGAGATCATGGCCGTTCTGGTCATTTTGGGCGTAATTTTTCCGGTAACGATCAAAAAGTTTAATAATTTTGCAGATAATGCTATCATTATGCAGTTTGATCGAATTGAACGCGAGCTCAACGTGCGGGAAATGGTTACATTTGCCGATCACCGGATTTCCGGGCGATACACCGATGATGCCGCCCTGTATGCCGCGATCGATTACAACCTGGGCGATGCCAAGTGGATAGCGGGCCCGGCGCCGGATGGCGGCCAAGTCGGGATCAAGGGGATAACCCGGGCGCTTAAAAGGGTTCAGAGCTCGCCAAAAAAACCGGCCGCGTGGGTAAAGTGATGGATGAGGACAGGCCCGTTTTTGGGTATCTCGAAAAACAAAAGGTGTTCGTTGCCGATCCTCACGATCTGGCCAGGGCCATCCGGTATGGTGATAAGTTTCACTCTGCCGATGGCCTGGCCTATTATTTCTGGAAAGGTATCACCTATGTAACGCCGGCGGATCAACCGCCTATGCTGCGTTATATCAAGGGCGGGCGGCCCGCTTAATCCTCGAGGCGGTCCGCCATCCTTTGCTGTCGAACCCTTTTCATCGCCGCCCTGCTAACCTGGGGGCTCTGCCGCTGATAAACCTCTCGATACCACTTGATAGCCCGTTCCAATTTTTCCGCCTCTTTTGCCGTTAGGCTTTTCCGGAATTTATGCCGTTGCATTTTTTTAACGCCGGATAGAGGATGGGCCATTGTAATTGACCTTTTAAGGCCGGTGGTGGTGCCACCGTATTTATAGTAATAATCATACAAATATCTTTCAGCTGCCTTAAAATCGCCGTATTTCAACGCCTGTTTGTAATAATATAGGGCGTTGCCTTTGTTTGTCGGCTTGCCGCCGCCACTTTCCTCGCCAATCTTTTCTTTATAATCGATCACCATTTTCCGGGCGTCATAATAGGCCTGTTCGCCGGGATCCGAATTATAAAGGACCAGACTTTGCAGATCGGCCATGAAATGCTCGGCCATGTTTTTACCGCGCCCAGGCCTGCCGATCAGGCGCTTGTAAATCTTATCAAGGCTGAACGTCCGGAGTATGTGCTCTGTGGTATCCCGTATGGGCCTCGGGCTAAACGGATCCGGAAAGGTCGTTTGCCCGGTTAAGGTTTCAAAAAGCATTTTTGGCTCGGGCCGGAGGGCGTGGATCCCCCGGGTCACAAACGCGATCCCGGCCTCTTTCATCATATCGAGAGGCGTCTTTTTGCCTTTGGCCAGATCCTTGATATCGTCCGGGAAGTCCTCGAGGCCGAAAAAGGATAGGGTATCTGATAACGCGCCCTGGAACCGAACGGACCGGATCGTGCCGTCTGATCGCCGGCCTAAAATCAAATGCAGCTGCCGGCGCCCGGCCTCGCCAAACTCCTTTTCCTCGTCCGGGAATAAGAGCATATTCCATAATTGGACCAGGGTATAAAGCATTGTGGCCTTGATTCCAAAACCGACCGCCTTTGTTACCGCCTTTTTAGATGCGATCGCAAGCGGCCGGGATCCGACCTCGCGGCCCTCATAGCGGACATTTCGCAACATATAGGCATACCGGGGGCTGTTAATCTCAATCCAAGACCAGAATGGCATCATGCGCTTGCGCAAGTATTGGCCGGATTGAGAGATATTCCCATAATCACCCACCAGTTCCCGGGCCAATTTCGCCGCCCGCTCGGTATCGTCTTTGATGGCGTCTATTTCAACCGGCTTGCTCGCGCCATAAACGGTTTTGCCGGCCGCTATTTCTTTTTGGAAGTGCCTAAAAGATGCCAATCGCAAGAGGTTCTCGCGCAAGGTTGTCAAATTTTTCGACTTTTCCCACCACCTAACGGCCAGATTGGGCTTTTCGCCCATGATAATGCCGCGCACAAATTTATCGAGGCCCATTTGTTTGGTGATATCCTCAACCTCTTGCACGCTCCATCCGGATCCTATCACGCCCAACTTACGCGCCTGATCGAGCTCCGCTTTTAGTTTGCCGGTTGCCTTGCCCTTGTCAAAGGCCCTGAGATCCCTAAGAGATTGTTTCATCCCCTTTAGAATTTTCGGGTTATAGGCCAGGACGATATCCAAGTCACCGCTCATATTGTTTAAATTGTATTTGAGCACGCGCATTGGGTTGATTAGAATATACTGTTTCCAGGCCCGTAACGCCGCCTCTGATATCTGCCCCAGGGCCTTATCCGTTGGCGGAGGCCTGAAATTGTCTAAGGTTTCAGCCAGGCCGGTCGGCAACACCCAAACTAATTCCTGTCCTTTGGCCAACGCCTGTTTGACGTTTTCCTCTTTGAGCTCCGCCTCGCCGGCAACCACCGCCCTCAACATACCATCGGTGATCGTATTAACCCAAAACCCGCCTTTACCTGGTTCCGGTTTCCATTGTGTGTAGCCCTCGGGAACTAATTGCTGCCACGTTAAAAAGTTTTTGCCCAGGTCGGTCCGGATCTGGTTTTTGCGGGCATGAATGTTTTTAAAGATAGTGGCCGCCCAATTCGATCCGGGCTTGCCGGTTCTAACCAGGTAGGCCAGAAAATCAAACCATTTGCCGTCCGAGATCTCGCCCGGCGGATCGTAATTCTCCGGATCCTTTTTATTCTCGAAACTTTGGGCCAGGGATTGCACAACATCATCAAACCCGGAATCTATTGCCTCGAGCTCGCCTTTTGACGCCATCCGTTCGAGGGCCCCGCGGGCCATGCCGATCTTTTTACGATACGGGGTTAGGGGGTCTAACTCCTCATCGTTCATAACATCCTGGGCGGTCAAAGGAGTTTTAAGGGTTTTAGAAAGGCGTTCGGCTGCCTCCTGGTAAAACCGTTCAAGATTCTTTTCAGTTGCCTCCTGGTGCAATTCCGGCTTGATATCAGCCATCTTCCGGAGGCGTTCTAAAACCCGGGCGGTTTCAAGTTGGGCTAATTGCTGCGATAGCGCGACAAATTCAGCCTCGATATATTCAGTATTATAATCAAGCAGGGATCCCTTGCGGGCAACCATCCATGGGCGCCAGTGTTTGCGAACGTCCGGGGATCCGGTTGCTACGTTGCCCTTTTTCTTATCTTTGGTTCCCCAATACTGTAAAACCTGGTGGTGGTAATAATCATCGTAATTTTTGACCTCTTTTTTAAGGATCTTGTGCGCGACCAGGCCATCAACCATTTTAGAGATATATTTTTTCCGGGCGGCCAGTGCATCGCGGATCTCAGTATGCTCCGCCGCCAGGGCTTGAAACTTGCTATAAGCGGTTTCAACGTCCGCCACGGATTCAAAACCAAAAGGCAGGGTTTGCCCCTTAGTCAATAGGGCATCATTTAAAAGGCCTGATTGGATATCTCGCACCATATCGGCCAAAATGATATTGGTGGCGTAAATATCATAGGCATCAGATCCCAAATTCTCGATAAACCCGCGCATAACATCGGCGGTTTGCTGCTTGACAACCTCGGGTATCTCTTGATGGATGCGCAAGATATCGGCAAACTGCGCCCTGAGTTTGGGATCCTCGACCTGGTTTAGCGCCGGAAAATGCTGCCGTTGTGCTTTTAACTCCTCATATTTTTTGCCGGCAACATCTTTAAAGGCCGTTTTGCCTACGCCTTTGGCCGCGGCCATTCGCTTTTTTTGCTCGGGCGTTAGGATATGGCCATACTCGATTTTTTTACCCTTGCGCGGGGGTTCTTTCTTTTGCCTAAAGGCGGGGGCGGCGCCGGCGATCGGCTCGACCGCTTTGCCCGCTTTTGCAAACTGCCTGGCATTTGCGATCAGTGCCCGGATCTCTGCATCCGATAGTTTCAACTTGATACCCGCGGCCCGGATCCACTCCCGGATAGCCCGGACCATGCGATCAAACCACCTGGATTCAATCTCTTGCTGTGCCTGGCCGGCAAACCATTCCTCGGCGGCCTGGGCGCGGCCCTCGGTGGTTTTCATATCGAGGCCCAGGGTTGCCCCGATCGCGTCAACATCTCTCTTTTTGGCGATATAAAGATCCCTTAATACCGGGTAAATCTTATTACCCAGGATGCCCCGGATCCCATGATGGCCAAACGCCTCATGCAAAAGGGTTGTGGTGGTTTCCGCGTTTGATCCTAAATTTTCAGCGATCAGATAAATCGTATTATTATAATAGGCGCCGGCGATCAGGCCCGCGTCTTTATAATTGGCTTTAAGATAGTCCTTAACGTCCTGGGGGAGGCCCTCTTGCGTGCGGTAGATCTTAACGTACGGGGCCCCTTTAGCCCATTTCACCCGGACGGCATCAACCATTGTTTTAACCTGCTCAACCGTTTGCGGGGTCGCCGGTGCAAATTTTTTGGCCCTGGGCGCCGGAGCTCCGGCCTCGCCCTTGATGGCTGCCGGCGGTTCGGGTTCATATCGGACCTCGGCCACAATATCATTGACTCCGCTATCATCCCGGTGCACGATATGATTTTCGCCCGCCACATCTTTTCCTAAATGCCAGGTGCCCGGGCCGGCAAGGCGTTCCACCATCAACCATAGTTCGGGGGCGATGCTATAAAAATCATTCTCTGATTTAATCCAAAACTTAGTTGCCGCTTGCGGTGCATACCGGGTGCCCTTAAAAATTGCGTGTGCCTCCTCCGCGCTATTGGCGTTCTCAACCTCATAAAGCACCTGGTTCGTTTTGGCCTCTATGATATCCCAATAACCGCCGCCCTTATCCACGGCCTCAACCTCGGCCGCGGGCTCGATCGTGTACTCCTGCGGAGGCTCGATCTCTGGCCCGGGGTCCGCCTCGAATAGCGAGGCCGGCGCCGGCGAATTGTAAGCATACCCGGGATCGAATTTTTTACGTTGCTCCCCGAAAAAGGTTTTTAAATCGAAACTACCCTCCCGGACCATAAAGGCCGGCGGATCCGTGGAAAATTGCTCTTGCTTCGGCCAGATATACCCGCCTTGCGTTTTCCACTTATCTTTTTCGGCAAAATCTTCCAGTATCGGCACCGGGGCTTTATAGTCGCGGACCGGCCTGGCGCCCTCAACCGCCATACCGGGTGTGGCCGACATTTGTGCCTCAACCTCGGCCAAATCCTTTTCGGCCTGTGCGTACTCATTCTCTTTGGGCCATTTCGATATAGCAACCTCCTCGAGGGCCGGCTTTTTGCCGTTTAATTCGGCTATTTCATCCTGGGCCTCGCCTATAATTTTATCAAGGTTTGCTATAAAATTGGTAACGGATCTGGATACGTTCCCGGTGATTTCCGGCGGGGCCGCCTTTTTTTCGCCCAGGGCATCGGACCAATCGGCAAGAGCGTATGAATTTGAAGTAACGCCGTTTTTGAGAGTCAACCATCGCCGGGCCCTATCGCCGGCGGCACTTTCGATTAAGGCCTGGGCCTTAATCGGTTTGAATTTGTATTCCTTGACCGCTTTGGTTTTGGTTTTGCCATCTTTATCTTTTTGCTCGTTGCCATCTTTATCGAGAACCGGGCGCTCGACCTCAACCTCCTCATGGGCGCCAAAAACGAGCGTTGGTTCGCTTTTTTCCTTATCCCACCACTTGCCATCCTTAACCGGCCGGGTTTTTTCGACCGCCGCGGCCAGGGAGTCTGCGATCTTCTTGCCGTCTTTTTTAAGCACCAGGATATCATCGGATCCGGTAAAGCGGACGGCGGTTATCGGTTCCATGATCGCCTTACTCTTTTCCTGGGTTGCGATTCGAGATTCGAGGGTTTCGATCCGGGTCGGCATCGCCACAAGTTGATTTTTGGCATCCCGGACCGTATTAAGAAACGAACTCCGCTCGAGGCCCAATGTCCGGACCAAATCCATTAGCTCCGACTGTTTGCGCAATAGGGGATTGCCCGAGGCGTCCGCCTCCATTTCTTTCGCGCTCATCACTTCCTCGGAGATATCCTCGATAACATCGATATTGATATCTCCGGACAGTGCGGAATGGAGCACCTTGCCCTTTTGGAAGATTTTCCCCCACCGGTGCGCGTCCACGCTCTTTTCGGTAATATAGTTAAAGATGCGCACGCCATCTTTATCGGTGTAGATATTGCCCGAGCGGATCCCGCGGCCGTTCCTTTGCTCCCAGGCCGAATAGTTCCACCAAACATCTAAATGGTGGATATCTGAAACGCGCTTTTGAACATTAACCCCGGTTCCGGCCTTTGTGGTGGATCCGATCAGCACCCGGACCTCGCCGGCGTTTACTTTTTTAAATAGGCGCCTGAGATTAATCGCCTTTTTCTCTTTATTTGAATGATCGGCATCGTGGATAAATGCAATTTGATTCTTAGGGATCCCTAATTTTATCAATTCATCTTTGAGGCCGTCATAGGTATTGAACCCAAGGCCCGAGTTTTCAAATGCGAACAGATCGTCTTCATACTCTTGCCTTTTTTCATCGCTCATGTTTTCGATCTGTTCATCTGTTTTGTACTTAAATGCTTTTAAATACCGGCCGGGCACGCCCATATCGGCAAACACCAGTTGAACGCCCTTGTCTTTTTTTTCTGCTTTCCATCGCTCGAAAATTTTACGCGAGGCTACATAGATCTTAGAGTCCTTTTGCATTTTTGTGTTTGCATAAGGCCCCGGGGCCGGAATCCAAGTATCAGTTTTTGGATCCCACTTTTTACTATTTAACAATCGCTGATCGATGGCAACCATGCTCATGTTTGAAATGATGCGCAACATATTATCCGGGCGGCCCTCGTATTCGGCATTTTTAGGATCCTGCTCTATCGCCTCGACTCGATCCCTCACCACGTTTTCAAAATAATCGATAACGTATTTATTGGGTTGGATGGTCATTCCGATTGGTTTCCCGCCATAAACTACTGGCCGGGCGATATCGGTATCCTCGGCTCGCACGCTATCGATGTTCTGAAATGCGGTTGCAAGCAAACGGCCGGCGTTCACGATACGCCTATTGGTTGTTACCGTTTTAAATTTCTGACCGGCGCCATCCCATTCAAGTTGGGCCCCGATATCTCCATAATTGGCAATCCATCTATCAAACCGCCATTGGCCCTGCCGTTTTGCCTCGTCTGGTTGCAGCGCCCTTTGCAGGTTGTAAAATTCAGCGATCGAGTTGGTGAGGGGGGTTCCGGAGGCCAATACGATGCCGTCCTTTTTCGCCTGAGTAGCATTTAACCATTGTGCTTTCCGGAAAAAGGCCTGGGCGGTCTTGCTGCCGGCGGGGTTTAGCCCGGTAATTCGATTAAGGCTTGTCGAAAACGGGATATTTTTATAGGCGTGTGCTTCATCGACTATCATCAAATCCACGCCGATATCGTCAAAGTAAATTTCCTGGGCCTCTTTTGCCTCTGCAAAAGTTCCGGGAGCCTTTAACTTGGCCTCTAAGGCCAGGATCCGACCTTGAATATCTTGCTCTATGATCCGGGATCCGGCCGCCTTTGCCTCCTCGAGGACTTCCCGCAACTCCATCAATTCCTCATCGATAAAGGTTTTTTCAGCCTCGGGGGATAAGGCGATCCGGTTTAGATCCTGCTGCCGCATGATGGCGATATCAAAATCGTTTAGCGCCATCTTTTGAAGTTGTTTCCGAGCTCGCTCTTTTACGGTGGATACCTGGATCGGCATTACGTTTGCCAGGGGGTAAAGCCTTTTAATTTCCTCAACAGCCTGGCCCATCGTGGAGTCGTTCAACGTAACGTAAAGAACCTTTTTCTTGCCCTTTAACCGTTTCGCCTCCATGCCGATCATGGCCATTGTCAAGGTTTTGCCGGCGCCGACCTCATGCGCAAGATAGAGATTGCCATTTCTTAAATACTGCCATACGGCGTTTACCTGATGATCGTAAAAAACCATCTTATCATCAACGCCCAACTCTTTAGCCTCGGCGGCCGTCAATACCTCCATGCTCTTGCCGGGAAATGTTAAATGGGCGCCATCATAGTGCGACCGAGTTGAGGTATTAACGATATCGTTAAAGCGGACCTGGGCCTCCTCGGCGCGGGCAGGATCGGCAAACAGCCACCGGTTAAATTCCGCCTGGATCTCTTGTAGCTTGGCCACGGCGCCGGCCGTTGCCACTTCATCAACATAGACTTTCTTATCCACTTTATAGGTGACAACCGGCACTTTGCCCGCCAGGGCATCGGCCATCAACTTAAAAAAGCTCGCCCTGGGAGTGCCCCAAACAGACTTGGCCTCAACGCTAGTCTTGTACTTCTCGATATCGCGTCTAGTTTGGGCCTTGCTGCCGCCATATCTCGGGCCGTTAAAGGTAAGATTCCAGATCCCGGTGAATGGATTTAATTCTAAAACAGGCCGGAGCTCGTTACCAATTTTCAGCTTTTCTTTTATGAAATCCGCGATATGTGCGCCCTTTAACCAGGACGCGCCAATTCGCGCCGTTATTCGGTGCGCGGGGATATCATCAGGCAAGGCGGCCTCTAATAGCTTTACGTTCCGCTCATATTCCGGATTATCAGCGGCCATGGATCTGGCCACTTTCAACTTTCGCCGCACGTTGCCGGCCAGGTATTCATCCATCGTTTCAAGGATCCCGGTTTCCGGGTTCTCGATAACTTTATCGAGCACGCCTTTTAATACGGTATCCGGATCGGTGCCCCGGAGCTTGGCCATGTAATCAAGGTTTGGATATCCAAATTCATCCAAGGCCATGCTTAGGGCGTCATGGTCGGTGTTCGCAAAATCGGGCCGCTTTTCGGTTCCTACAATCTTTTTGGTGAATAGGTCCGCGAGTTTTGTGACTTTTTCGGTATCGGGATCATAGGTTTCGAGGGTTGTAACCCACGCGGCATCAGTGAGGGATACATAAATTTTAAGGTTTTTAGGATCATTCAGAGGGCCAAACTTTTTTACAAATTGATTGTAGGCCTTTTTTAATTCTTTCTGTTCGGCCTTGATCTCTGCCTCGGGCAGGTTTTGCTTTTGCGCTCTTAAAGTCGCCCGCACCTGGTCCAGGATCTTAATGTATTGCCGGCCAAGTTTATTAGCCCTCATTTCAGCGGGCGTGGTGTTCGGCCACACTTCCTCCTGGCCGTCCACCTTTTCTGAAACCTGGTCCTTATCGTTTAGATAAAGCCCGCCCTCTTTTACCGTTCCGGGTGCAGATATTATATCATCGAGGGATAGATCCGCTTTTACGACCTCGGTTTCAACTATGCCCACCGGGAACGCCGCGGCCTTTTCGGCCAGGGTCCGGGCGATATTATCATCGATTTTAACAACGCGCAGTTTATCAGCGCCCCATCGATCCTGTACTTTTTCAAGGCTGCCGGCGATCATATCCGGGTGCTTGATAAAGTAATCGTTGTAAATAATATCGTTGCCCTCATCGACCGCCTGGGCGGTCCAAATATCGGGCTCAATCCCTTTAAATTCGCTGCCCTCAATGTTTTTACGGAATACCAGGATATCGGTAACAACTCCGGTGGCGCTGTAAATGGCCGATGGCAGGCGGATGGCGCCAACAAATTCGGCCTTTTGGGAAAATTCCTGTAAATGGCCGCCGCCCTTATCCATCGTGTTCGAGGTGGTTATGGCCATCGCCAAACCGCCCGGGGAGGTAAGATCGAGCATTTTATTAAGGTAATAGTTATGGAGTTTGTGCCCGGCCTTGTTATGTTTCGTATCGGACGGCGAATAGTTAGCAAACGGCACATTTGTTATGGTGAGATTGTATCGATTCAGGGGCTTTTTAGAATCCTCAAACCCCTGATGTTCGATAGAGGCTTTTTCGTATAGAGCTCGGGCGATCCGGGATGAAAGGCCATCCTTTTCAACACCCTGGACGGAAACGCTTTCCGCTAATTCATCTGGCATCGTACCGGTGAAAACGCCGTTTGCCCCAAAGGCCGGGTCTAAAACCTGGCCGCCGGTGAATCCTAACCGTTGTGCCAGTTTCCACATAAACCGCGCAACCGGCACCGGTGTATAATAAGACGATACGGAGGATTTTTCTGCATCCGAAAGCTCCTCATCGGTCATTTCTGCCCTAACCAGTTCGGCGCGGACCGCCCAGGCATCTTTAGGACTCCACGCAAACAGTTCTGACATACCGCCCCAACCAGTATAGCCGGCCAGGATATCTTTTTCTTTTTGGGTTGCGGATCGTTGCTCCGCCTCGACTTGATTTAATACTTTGAGTGCTGCAAGATTGGCATTAAAGCGGTCATTTACATTTGATGCAGAATTAAGCGATTCATCAGTTATTCGGTAGTTTCCGGGGGTAGCAGGATATGCTCCTGTATCACTATCTCCCTCGCCGCCATCGGTTTCACCCCTCTCCTTACCAGGTCGGCCATCGCCTCCTCCGCTTTCCCCACGCTCTCCCTGATCTCCTGGTTCAACCTCCCCCGCCTCTCCAACCCCTTGACCAGGGCGGGTAGGTATTTCGTCCAGTGCGTCCTCGCCAGTTTCTCCCAACTCAGATTCATCTTGGGCCCCCTCTTGAATGTAAGTGGCGGTATCACCGTCATAAATGAAATTTGTGAGCTTATAGCCAATTATATCATCGGGGTGCAACATTGTCAAGTATCCGACCGCCCCGGCTCCCCCTTGCCCCTCCTCTTTATAGGATTTATCATAGGCAGAATATCCATCCGGTTGCATCATCGGCCCCAGGCCGGTAGCGTCATATCGATACCAGTAATAGCCGTCCGGGGATTGCTCTGAGGACCAAATTGCTTTATACCGCTCCTCGATCTGATCCAATAAGGCTTGTTTTTCCTGTTCTAACCTCTCCGCCTGTATGGTTTCAAAGTCGACATAATCATCTTTCATGCTCGGGTTGCCGTCCGCATCCCACTGAACGCCATCGAGGAAATGCGAAATCTTTTCGGCAAATTCCTCGCGTTCCTGGCCGGCAGGATAAACAAGATGAGATCCTACAACGCCGGCGCCGCCGATCCGGCCGGCCTCCACGAAATCATTTACAAGATAATTGTTTGTGCCGGGCAGGGTATCATAAACCCAGGCCTCGAACGCTCGCGCCCACATTTCCTCGCGGCGGGCGGTATATACGGGGTCCAGGGCCAACGCCGTTTTATAATAATCGGTCCGTTTTTTAACCGCGTCCTTGTATCGCCTGGATACTTCCTCTTTTATAAAATCAAGCCTGGTTTGCCCTTTTTTAAGCACCAGGCGTTTCATAAATCCACTTTCCGGATCCATGATCTCATCGGCCAAACGCGGCCCGGCCTCCCAATCGTACCGGTCCATAAAGGCATCAATCAGACTTTCGAGCTTGGTTTCAACGTCTGAGGGCGCCTGCGCGTGGAAACCGTGACTCCATTCATGCGCAAGGGTGCCATCGCCATTATCCCGGGTAAAGTTGATGGTCCGTAGATCCGGGAAATAAGCGGCTGCCGCGCCCTTGGCTTTGTGCCCCAGGTTAGCAAATTGGATGGCCAGGCCATTTGCCAGGCCCATCGCTTTATCGGTTCCCGTTTGGATCACCGCGGCCAGATCCTTAAAGGCATCAAAGGCGGCGTTTACTACCCGGTGGCGTTCTGCCTGATCAATCCATCCGGCAGTACCAAAACCCACGCCGCTAAAGCCAAACGGATCCTTTAACTCCTCGGTTTTTGTCAGTGGTTGACCTTTGCGGTAATCCGGCAAGCCGGTTCTGATAACCTCTTTATTCTTTTCCCGGTTGTGGATATCGATCTCGGAAAGCAGGATATCGTTTTCCTGGGCGAGATACTTTTGCCATCGCTCGGTTAAAAACTCGTAAAGGGTCTTTTGGTAGCGATTGACGATAAATTCCTGGTTCCACAATTCGGCGTTAAGCAGATTCTTATCAATGTCGTAAAAATCCGGGTAAACACCATCACCCATGACGCCCGGAGGAATAAATAGCCGCTGTAAATCTCCAACTGCATCCATTATGGTTAGTTTGTTAGAAAAAGTGTTGACCACCTTTTCCATGTGTTTGCCGTATTGAGTGGCCAGGTCTTGCAGTTCGCTAATCTCATGGCCGGCATCTAACCAGTTTTGCACTCGGGTTTCCCACTTTTTCTCGCTGCGATAACTGTGGCTCCCGAGTGACGCCTCGCGCTCAACGTAGTCCTTAAAGGTGGCAAACATCTTTTTTGCCGCGTTTCTGAACCGCGGCAGGCCATAAGAGGCGCCCTCTGGAAAATCAATATTCCAGATATTAGCAGGGGCCATCTTATCACCGATAATCTTAATCTGAGTTTTGGGCGGTTTGCCCTGGATCCCCCTGGCTAAATCCTCCGGATCGTACACATAGCCCACGTTTTGAAAATTACCCAGGGCCTTTTTTGCCGCGGCGATGGCCGCCTTAGTTTCTTGAATGAATCGCCTGAGATATGGCTTTATTCCGTTGCCAAACCGTTCAACAAAGAAATTGAAAAATTCTTTTAAGGATTTTCCGGCCGACTTCATGTGTTCATAGGCCGATTGGAATTTGGGTTTTGCCTTTGCGTAGGTATCTTCATCAAAGGTGACGCCCATTGATAGCTTGGTAGTTCCACCGAAAAGATCATAAAGACCGGATAGGGCATCCTCGGCGCCGGCTAAACCCTCGGCCGCCCCCTCTTGTATAATCTCGGATAATGGTTTGGCCGGTTTGGGTTCCTTTGCCTTGCGCGGGGCCCGCTCTTTTGGCGGAGCTTTCGGGCCCTTGGTCGGCTTTTCAGCCCCGGTTAAATTATCGATCTCTGTTTTTGCATCGGCTAAAGATTTGGTGTTAATAATCCGGGCGTTATCTTTTGATACTATAAATTCACCGGAGGTCAATGACGCTGTAATTAAATATCCTTTATATGCGGTTGTATCCCCGGGCTTTAATTCGGCTTTCGGCGCCGCCGGTTCTTCCTCGCCGGTTTCATCGAGCATTTTATCAATTTCTTCATCGGTAAGGTTTTCGATCTCGGCCTCTATATCGGGCGGCGGGGGCGGGGGGCCTGGCATTACAAACTCGCCGCCATCTAAACCCCGGAGCTCATCGAGCTCAACTTTAGCGCGTTCCGGCGTTCCGCTAACCGTATGGGCCCAATATTTACCCTTATCCTTGCCCCGCTTAATCGGCTTAACGTCCGAGATATCAACCCAATCGCCCTTGATTTTTGCCTGGCCGATAGCTGCCGGCTTTGGTTCCTCATCGGCGGGCGGGGCCCCGGCCTCTGCTATTCGTTCCTCGTCTGGTGTCGGCCTGTCATATTCCCATACACCATAAGGCCCAAAATCCTGGGCCGTTACAGTGTCTTTTGTTGTTTCAACTTGATCCTCTCTTTTGGCTATTTCGGCGGCCTCGTCTGCGTCTATATATCGGCCGGTGCTTGTAACAAATCCCCTGTGCACATCTTCATATTTACCCTTATACCCTCGATCTTCGGCCTCTACCATGGCCGAGGGGTGGCTAGTTGACTCGATTATGGTGCCATCTGGCAATCGAATTGCCGCCGCCATAATTTTCTCAACCTCTGCCGGTGCCTCTTTTTTGGCCTTTTTCCTGGCACCCTTTTCGCCCTTTCCGGTGCTTTCCAGGGGCGCTGCGGGTGCTGCCGCCGGTGCTAACGCCGGGTGATCCTCGTACTCTTTATAAAATTCGATCTCATTCTCCCGGGCCTCCGGAACCACTGCTAATTCGTGAACTAACTCCCAGGTCAAATCCGCACCCTCAATATCGTGATTATTGGGGGCGGTATAATACCGGCCATCGTCCAGGGGATAAACCATCTTGCCGGCGAAATCTCCAACTCCATCGGTTACGGCGGTGGTATCGAGTTCCTTTTCGGGCAACCTTTCATAATCAAGGTGGTCGGATAAGAAATCTCTAATGCTTTTGGCACTTCCCTCCTCGAACGTCCTGCCGTGATATTCGGCCTCTCCGATATCGGTTTCGGCGTCCACCTGGGCGGCGGCGCCTCCGAGCTCCGCCTCCATATCCGCCGGCATATCGCCCTCCATCGGGCCTCCGATGAGGGTTTCGTATTTGGTTTGATCGAGCTTGGCCCTGGTGAATTTATCAAGGCGGTCAAATTGTTCGCGGATCTCGGGAACATCATCAACATAAAAGTATTTTTCAATCCACTTTTCGAGCATTTCCCGTTTGGTGGCCAGGTCGGCGGTATATTGCAGATCCGGGAATCCGACCATAACGGAAACATCATCAAAGTATTGAGCGAGGATTTTCTTTAATCCGCGATCGTGCCCCTCTAAGATCGCTCGGTTTTCCTCGGTGGGCGCCCCCGGGGGCATGGTTACAGGTTTCGCTTTTTTGGCCTTTTTGCGAGCACCCTTTTCGCCCTTGCCGGTGCTTTCGAGAGGCTTGACCGTTTCGCCTGTTTTCTCTTTTTCCCATTCAACCGCCCGGCGGATAAGGTCAACCCGGTCCATTTCCGGCCGGATCTGCTCCTCGGATAGGCTTAGAATATCATGGAAAACCTTGAAATCGAGATCATCCTCGATGGCCCATTCGCCCTGTTGCCTGGCAGCATCCACCGCCTCACCCAGGGCGCCACTTTCAACCCTGGTTATAAACTCATCGACAAACCCATCGGGCATCCCTTGATCTTTGGCGATCGCCCGGATCTGGTCCTCGGTGAGGGTGCCAGGCATTTCGGTATATTCATCACCCATTCGATCGGTATAATCCGGGGCGATATCCTGATACTGCTCGAGGGGCAATAAGGCGCCCTCATTGGCTTTTTGGGCCGCCCTGGCGGAATAAATCTCCGGCTTTAAGGTTCGGCCGGCCTGGGATCTCAGGCGATTGGCGTCCGCGATAATTTCAACGCTCGGGGATAGGCGCCGCAATTCATCCACCATTTCCTGAAATTGCTTTCTTTTCGGGCTTATGCCTAACAGGTGGACCGTTTTAGGCGGGTTTTCATGCTTAAAAATATCCTCATATTCGGAGGGTTGGATCGGTTGCTTATTCGAGGGAAACCCGGCGATAGCCCGATCGAGGTTCTCCGGATCCATAACCTTTTGCATGGATCCCCAAACACCGCGCAAACCTGGCTCATAATCATCGGCCGGCCGGTGCACTGGCAGTATGATCCGGGTTCCCAGGGCGGCGATCTCGTTAATCTCCTTGCGGTATTTCTCGGCCATCGTGTACGACTTAACAGGATCCCCAATAACATCGGGCGCCACCACCACCAGGTTTTTAGCACCCTCGCCGGCCGCTTTTGCGATCCGCAAGTAATTTTTGAGGACCGCCGGCCAATTAACCTCGCTACCGTTCATAAAGGCGCCAAACGCCCCGGAATCGATAAAAACCTGGCCGCCATCCTTTAAATACTGGATCAACTCTTTTTCGCCGTTTTTCGAGAGCTCCGCGATCTCAACGCCGATCGGAACGCCGGCCGCAATATGACCTTTCATATCTGAGATCCGGCTCGCGCCGCTATAATAATTTGTTACCTCTTTCGGTATCGGGAGGCCACTTTCAACCGTCCGCACCGGGGCGATCCTTGGGCCGCCCTCGGGCTCAACCTTTTTCTTAGGTGGCAACGTGGATGGCATCGTCCGGACCGGTGCACGCCTGCCGCCGCCCTCGGGTTCCACGGCGGGTTTTTTAAAGCTATCGCGCAAGGCCTCGAGTTCTTTGAGCGGTGGCCATACGGCCATCATTTCAGCGGTCATGCCCTCGCCGGCGAGCTCCGCTTTCATATCATCGATAGCCTTTTGTGCCTCTTGATATGTTTCGGGTTCGACCGCCTCGACAACCTTAACCGGGGGGGCCGCCGCTTTTGCCTTTTTTCTCGCACCCTTTTCGCCTTTTCCTGTGCTTTCGGTCGGCTTAACGGTTTCAACCCTGCTTGGTTTGACCGCTTTTTTAAGTTTTGTTTTCTGCCCCAGGGTAGCGATATCCGCCTGGATGAGGCCTAATTTTTCCTTTGGTTTCATCTTCGGATCTTTAATCAGATCCAAAACACTGGCCCTTTGCTCCGGGGTTAGGCTTTTGATTAAAGCATCTAATTGCTTTTGCGGTCCGCCTGGCGCCGGGCCCTCTTTTGCATAGGCCATTATAATGGTGTCAAGAAATTCCTGCGCCCTGGGGATCGTCTTATGTGCGCGATCGGATATGGTAAAGGTGGCGCCTTTGGCCGGTCCACTGGTAACTGTCATTTGCAGACCGATAGGCCGCTCATCCTGATAGATAACATTATCAAAACGAACATTCGCGCCCGCCTGCTTTCCCATTTTTTTGGCCAGATCATCAAATACTTTCCGTTTTGTGGTCGGAGTGATCCGGGTTTTCGCCGGCGGAATTGATATTTCCTCGATAACTCCGCCGGGCCTGGGCGCCCGCTTGCCTTTCCAGATCTCCCGGACCTGGGCTATCTGCTCTTTTTTCGGCTTTGGGGGCCGTTTCCAGGGGGGTTCTGTTCGAGAGGGTGCTTTCCTGGGGCCGCCGGCTGCCGGCGGGGTTACTCCCCAAATCCGGCCTACCTGGGCCGCCTTGCCCTCATCCATGCGGCCTTTGGCAGTGGTCGGCATGGCCGCCCTGGGCTTTTTGGGAAGTGGGGGCGGTGCTGTGATTTTAGACTCAACCGACTTGACGCCTAATGGCTCAAAAGACCACTGAATCAATTCTTTATCGGTTTTATCCTTTGAAAATTCCGCGTTATGGTCGATGATCGGGCCGCCATCCCTCGAGATCATGGAGCTCGATCCGTCCGGATGCCTCACCACGGATACAACAAACTGGCCGGCGTCCTGGGTATCGAGGTCATAATCATTCGTATCTGTAATGTCTTTAATCCCGGCGGCCACTTCCTCATCGGTGAGCTCGGTAGTTTCGGGGGCCGGTTCGGCCTTTTTTTTGGCCGGCTTTTTAACCTCCGGGCCGGCAACTGGTTCCGGTTCCGCCCCCGCCGCCGCCTCGAGCTCCTCCTCGGTAAATTCTGCCGCGGCCTCCTCGGCATCGAGGGAATCAGAACCCAGGTTCCGCCGCAACTCTTGCTCTACCTTTTTATCGGCTGCCGGCGGTTTCTCCGGGCGGCCGGTCAATATTTCCTCGGCCGTCTGGTCCGGAGCATCTTTAAGCATATCCTCGGCGGTTTCTGGTTTTGGCGGGGTTTTCATATCCTCGCCGCCCTGGCCGCTTAAAGCCACCATGCCGCCGCCCATAAACGCGCCGGCAACAAGACCGGAGGCCGCGGCCTCTGCCACGCCCTCGCCTATATCTTTATCCGGATCAACCAGGGCCTTGGTGGCCAAGTTGGTTAATACGGTTTCCATCGCACTTTGGGGCGTTTCCTCGATCAAACCCTCGCTTACAACACCCCATAGGATTTTCCGCCATAATCGATCGCCCTCTAACCCGGCCAACAATTTACCCATGAAACCGCCGGAGGGGGCGCCCAGGGCGCCGGTGGTAAGGCCACTGGTAACGCCGACCATCACGCCGCCGGATAGGGCCAAAATCTCTTTTGTAACTCGGTCGCGGTCCTCCGGTGGGATATCCGGCGACATACTTTCATAAATCTTTTTGTACGCGGGCGATTTTTTAAAGGCCTCTGCTTTTTGGCCCTTGATCTGCTCGTAAACCCCCTGCATATTCTGAGCGGCGGCCGTCATGCCCTCGCCGGCCGCACCGCCATAGACGCCGGCCGCAAACTGAACGCCATATTTTTTAGTCATCCACTGAAAAAGAGGCAGGCCTATTACTTCGGGCCCATATTTAAGGGCGGTTTTGGTTAGCATCTGAGTAAACTTGGCGGATCCGCCCATGCCGACCACGGTGGATGGAATGGATTCAACCACCATGCCTAATATTTTTGCCGGGCTTTTTGCTCCCTCCCCCACGGTGTAACCAAAAAAACCGTCCTTATCCTCTTTCAAGAGGTTTTTGGCCATTTCCTTTTTCATGGCCGGGGTTATTCTGCGATCATAAAAATCACTGGCCTCGCTCGAATAGTCCTCTACTAAGCTGCCAAAGGTGGCCGCGGCCCATTTTTCACCTCGCTTTAATTGATTTACATCGCCCCGCACCGCGCCGATGATCTTTTCAGCCTGGCCGGCATACCAAACCGGATCCACCAGGTTCATAACCATGCCGGCCGCCTTTCCGAAATCGGCGGATCCGCGGCCTAATAATTTAAGATAATCCGCATATTCGGTGCCATCGTCCTGATCGATAACGGGCTTTTGTGCGTTCGGAGTAGGGTCAAATTCACCCGGGATCGTTTCCTCTAATCCCTCGAGCGGTGGAGGTTCGGACGGGATCGAGGCCTCCGCCTGGCGAGATCGCTTTAACTCGGCTACTTCCGGGGCCACTTCCGGGGCCGGGGCCTCTTGCCCCTGCCTGGCCACCTGCAAATCCTCGACCATCGGCCGCCGTTGGGCCTGGGGGTCGGTCGGTTGCACCGGCTTAGAAAGATCCTCGGCCTCGCGTTGTTTTTGGCGTTCGGCAAATTCCTTGCCAGGGCTACTGCCGGCCTGCAAAACATCACCGATCCGCGCCAATACGCCTTGTTTCTTTTTCTTTACCGGAGGGCCTACCTCGAATTTGGATTCCTCATCCTCATCGGTGGTCTTTTTCTGTCCTACCAGGGGGCCTGCATAGAATCCCATCGTATTTTATCCTCTTTTCTTTAAAATGCTACGCGAAAAGTAGCATTTGCTACGCCGGATGTAGCGCCTCCCCTAATCTTTATACGCCACATATTTAGGGTTGCCATCCGGATCGTCACCCACCCACGCGCCCTCATCCTTATCAAATCGAATGTTTTTAAGGCCTTTGACTTTTTTAGGGCGCTGATTCTTATCGGCATAGACCTCAACACCCTCAATCTCTTTGGTTGCCGGCCTTTTGGTTTTTCCCCGGCCCTTTGCCTCCTCGATGATCTGCTTATTTTCGGCCACTATTTGATTATATTCCGCCTCATCGATGGCCGCATCATTCAAATCCTCCGCGGCCTGTTTCATGGCGGCTCGGGCCTCTTTGATCTCATCGTTTCGGATCTGCCGTTCCTCCCGGCGGACCGCCCGGCCCTCGGTATCTTTTTTCTGTTTACCGCTTAATTCGAGCTCCGGGTTCATAAAATTACCCACGCCATTCATAAACTCATCCGCATCGGCATAGGTAACGGGTTCGCGCTTATCAGTTCCGGGCACCGGAAAATCAACCGTGATAGATCCATCTTCATTGAAATCAACACTTGGCGCCGGCATGGCATTTTTGCCCTCGCCGCCTTTGGGATCCCTGCCGGTCGTGAATTTTTTAATAACCTTGCCGGTTTTGGGATCTTTCATGGGCTGCCCGTTCGCATCGAGGACCGGTTCCTCTTTAACCTGTGCCCATCCCTGGGCGTTTTCATCATCATCGGCAATATCCGGAGTTAATGCCCCCCATGCCTCCTCGGCAAGGGCCTTGTTCCCGGATGCAACACCCTGCAAAAATGCCCGGTATGCCTCAATCCGCTTTTCCTTTTTTTCGGATCGCTCAACCAATTTTTTGGCCTGCTCGCGTTGCTCCTGGACCTGGGTTATTTTTTCCTGGTTTAAAGCTCTGGTTTGCTCTGCGGCTGCCGCTTTTTCTTGCTGCTCGCGCTCTTTTAGGACGGTTTCCTGCGTTTCGCGTTGCTTTTGGGCCTCCTGTTCGGTTTCATATCGGCGTTGCTCCTCGGCCGTGGCCGCCTCTTGATCCTTGCGAGCGACATATTTATCATAGGATGAGGGCCCGGAGGAACCACCAAACCGTACACTTTTGGGCTTATTCCGAGAGGCTAATCGATCAATCATTGATCCCAGGCCTTGAACTAAAGGCATTGTGCTCCTGGCGCCACCGATACTGCTACCCGTTTGAAATCCTTGTGCAAATCCCATTTTATACCTCCTATTTAATAAGTACCCAGGCCCGCGGCTATCCGTTGTTTTTGCATGGTTGTCAGTGGCCGGCCGGTCTTTGCGGACGTTGTTGGCATGGCGGACCGTCCGGAAATAGGATCATAACCGCCCTGCATGGCCATCCCGGAATAAACGCCGGCGGCCTCTCCGATCGGCGCCGTTACCGTTGAGGCATAACCCCGGGCCAAATCACTGGCCGCACCGGTCATGCCCTGGACGGCGGACGCAATCCCTTGTTGCTGCCTTGCATCGGCCTCGCCTACCTCGATACGGCCCTGCAAAACCTGATTTTTGGCGTTTTGTACGTTGGTGGCGATCTCCGCGGTCCTGGACGGATCTATCAATTCCATCGCCCGGCCGGTTACATCGGTCACGCGCTCTTTTTCACCCCGGCGGGCCTGGTTCGCGGCCTGGGCTTTTGCAAGGGTTTCCTGCTGCGCGATCGTATTCATTTCTGAGCGAGCTCGGCCACTGGTCGGATCAATGCCGAGGCCGGCCATTCGGCGTTGTTCCGCCTGCCTGGCCTTTGCCCCCTGGGCAGATACATCGGCCATCGCCCGGCCTGCCGCGCCCTCATAATCAGGTTGCGCGAGTGAGGTTAATTGCTTGCCTAACTGCGCCCGCTGAGTCATTTCCTCGCCGGCCATCGTGATGGCCTGATCAGTGAGGCCGCCAAATTTATCCTTGATATTATTCCACTCGGATTCCAGATCAGAGGATAATTTTGTAAAATCGACCTTATTATCCTGCATCGTCTTGATGGCATCCCATCCACGGTCGACATTTTGCATAGCCTTATTAAACATACCTTTGGTGGATTCAAGGGATCCCTGCCACATCTGCATATATTTCTGTGCCAGGGGGGCCGCCGACTTGGCCGCGGCCTCGGCTGCCGCGGCTTGCCGAGAGGAGCTCTCCATTTCGCTCCGCATCATGCCCATTTGCATATCTTCTAATTCGCGTTGCCGGGCTTTATCGGCTTTCGCGTCCGCCTCTTCTTGTCTGCGCTTTCTACCTTGCTCTCTAATCCATGCGTAAGTACCCATTGATTATCCTCCAAACTCCCCTTGATCGTTTTTCAATTCCCATACGGAGGTTGCGAGATCAATTCGTTTGATCCTCTCGACATTACCCTCGAGCTCAAAGTAATGCCGGCGGCCTCGATACCCTGATGGCAATTTAAAAATTTGAGTGTTATATAGTTGCTTTGTGTGCCGGAGCACATCATCCGTATACAGGCGAAAAGTTAATTCGAGATCACCGGCGTATACCGGTTCTGCCGGCACATCTTCAAGATTATCGCCGGCAATCGGATATTGAGCGTGAATATATCCGCCCTCCAAACCTCCGATCGTTCCTAATTGACCGGTGGCCAGTTTATCGGCGTTTCGATCAATAATGGCCTGTCTTTCCTCAACTAACGCCCAATATGCCTCCAAATCACCCGTATTAAAAATGATCCGGCAGGCCGCAAACCTGATTTTTTTAGGATATAGGTACTCTTTTGATCTCCATAGCAGATTGCCAAAAGCCTGGGTTTGATCGCCCTCCCACTCGAATATGTTATTGATAAAGCCCATTATTTACCTCTATTTGGTAGCGATCTGCCTGGATCCCATGGTATCAACCTGGTGGTGGATCCCGGCGGTTTCGACCAGGGCATCACCGGCAAAGGCATCCCCGGTGGCCGCGACTCTTTCCAGGGTGAATAAGAATTGATCGCCTATCTGGATTCCGCCGCCGTTTACTCCGCCGGTGGTGCCGGATATACTTGGAAACACTGCTAAATAGGCCTCGTATTGGGTATCTACCGGAATATCGGCCGTGTTTATTACCCTGGGGGCATCGAGGGTTTCACCGTTGCGCGATATCGTGTAAGTCAGCTGCCATTGAACATTGTCGGTGCCGGTAGGTGCCGCGATGATATTGAAATGAACGTGGAAACTTAAATCGGTGCCCTCTTTATATGCGTGGGGGATCTCTATATTTCCGCTGGCGGCCTCGCCCACTGCATACCCAAAAGTGTAAATCCCGGTATTTGCCGCGGCCTCGTCCACAAATTCAACCGTATCGGGCGCCTGGGCCGGGATTGGATGGAGCACCGCGCCGCCCAGGTTCGCATCCTCATAAACCGGTTGCGCTAATACAAGAGTTTTCTCGGTGCCACAATCGAGGGTAAGATCGATCGGCGTTCCGGTGTTGGTTTCAATCCGGGCCGTTGGCAGTTGGACCGCGGTGGCGGTTATAACCATCTGCGGGGTGCCGGCAACATAAGCCGTTATGGTATTAGCGGCCTGATCAATGTGCCAGGATTCGTTTGCATCGAGGCCTAATATTTGATCACCCGGCGCGATATCAAGCCACTTGGTTCCATCGAAATCAACATAGTAATTATTTATGGCCAGGATTGCGGTGCCGGTGTTAAGGCCGTCTGAGGCATAGGCCTCTATCTCGGAGTTGGTCCAATCGGCAATTACTTTGGTAACGCCACCAAAATCTCCTAAAACCGCCTCGAGGGCGTTTATTAGTAAAAATGGAGTGTTGGCGATAAACGCCGCGATGGTATCCCCGGCCTGGTCGACCGAAATTGATTCGGCCGTCTGATCGCCCATGATCTGAAAAGCCGCGCCAATATCTAAAAGATCGGTGCCGTTTACCTCGATTAACCCCGCCGTTGTAGTGGCCTTTATATTAACCGCGTTGCCGCCGCCGTCCTCGGCCTGTAAAAAGGCCTCGAGGCTGCCGCCATCGGCGCTTACTTGTGAACCGCCCGAAATGGCATTGATCGAATTTAGATTAATTAAGGCGCCGGAAATCATTGTGAATATAGCAGGGGGCCCGCCGCCGCTTTGATCCACCACCATATTAATGCTTTGATTATCCGCCGTTAGCCAGGGCACCCCATTACCGAAAATGGTTTGACCGAGGCCCGGCCCGGCCGTCCAATCCAGGTTGATCCATGTATTCGCGGGATCCCCCAGGGTGGCCGTGAAGTCGGTCAATTCTAAAAGTTTAACCGCGCCTGGCCGCACATAAAACTCACCATTTGCAAAATCTAACATGAAATCCTGTTGGGATCCTGCAAAAATAGCGCCGAATCTAATGCCGGTGATTAGCGACCAATCTAAAATTTGCAGTGCGTCTATGAATCCAACAAATTGGCCGTTTCCGGGATCAAGTACTTGCAACCAGGAGTTTCCCGCCGCTATGCGCGAGGGGTCGATAACTGTCTGAATCGTTACCCATTTAACCTTTTTATTCTGGTCGGCTACGTCACCCTCGGTTAAATCGACAACCTCAAACAAAAGATTATCGTGGAATCCGCCGGCGAGCAGTTCTTGCATTTCACTAATTCTAAAATCATCAGCCATTTTTTTTACTCCAATAATCGGGCCGCGCCCGTTTCAAGTAGTCTTTGACCGGATCTATTAGGATACGGCGTTCCGGCCTCCAATAATCTTGCCGTCAAAACCTCCGGGATATAATACATGGTATCCGTGGTTTCATCGTTATATTGTGCACTCGCGTAAAAATCGAGCTCGGTGACATATTCAACCTGGCCATTGGCCATCTGCATACAGAGGCCGCCATTGATCCCGAGATCCCCGGGCACCCCATCCGTATAAAAGCAGAAATATTTTGAATCGTGGACCTCTGCGCTCATCGTATGAGGCAATCGCGCTTGCCATTCCTCCCGGGTAAACTGGCCGTAAGAAACCACCATGCCATCGGTCGGCCCACACAAGTAAAGGCCGTCCGTTGTCGGAAATAAAACACCCTGGGGCACTGCCGCCATGCCTCTTTTGGACAGGCAGGGGTGAGGATCCGGAAATTTTTGCGGTTGCATGACGCTCGGATCCGTACCGTAAACCACATACGGGTTTTCCTCGGTGCCGACCACCAGGATATTTCCGATCGTTCCCAGGCCCACTATCGGGAAATCGAGGGTTATTTGATAGGCCAGTGGCCAGGAATGAGGATAATTCGCCTCGGAAAAATATAGATTTTTACCCACAAACCCGGCAAAAAACCGGCCGATCGATACAATGCCGGTTAAGCTATCCGGGGGGCCTACCCATCCGGAGGTCGATAAAACCTCGGCCAGGTCCGTATCGAGTTTAGTGTCGATATAACCGGAGCTCGCCATGGGGATCTGGTCGACAAATTGATACTGAGAACTTTCATCGCCGGAGTTGATACGATAGATCCGCTTGCCGCCGCCGGAATCGTAAAGGATATCCTTTTTGTAGGCTCTCCATATTGCAGTACCATCGGCGGTATCTGCGTCAACCACCGTTCCCCAGGTCGGCTCGAGGCCCCCGGAGGTTCCCGCCTGTACGCATTTGTAAACATGGTCCACTAAAACGGACGGTATTATCCAATCATCCTCCGTGTAGGCGGTCGCGGCCTGCCATACCGGGTCCATGTTGGAAAGGGTGACGGTTTGCCCCTGTAAGGCCGTTACGATATTACTTGCCGCACTCGGGGCCCCCTCCTCGCCCCAGGACGTTACCACGGTCCAGACATAAGCGATCGCACGCGCATCGCCGGATCCGCCGCCGCCCAGGACCGCAATAGGGGCTTTAGCCGGCACTGGAACGCCGATCGGGTAAAAATTGATAGGATAATCACCGGCGCCGGTGGTGGCCTCATCCTCATTGGTCTTTTTGGGGATCCCATCGCCGGTATAATACAACTTGTTTTCGATATCACTGGCGATCGGTCCGCGGACGATATCAACATCGGCATCGAATAAAAGCCAATATTGCGATAAATAAAGGTAAATAGTCCGGATCAAATTGCCTGATATCGTATCGTCTTTGGCAATCAGTTGATTATACCAGGGCCGCAAATGGCCTTGATGGATCTTTACCATGCTCGCCCGCTGCGCCTCATTTGGTTCTAATAAGGTGGCGCCTATCCTGGGCCGGATCCCTCTAAAGACTTGTACTGTTTCGATTGTCATATCTCACCAAATACCTCTAATGTCGGCGGTGGCACCCACTGGTTTCCATTATAGGATGCCCAACCTCCCGCATCTGGCGGATAAGGGGGCGCTATCCCGCTGTAATCGGCTTCAAATTCTCTCATGCAGATCCAAACCTCACCGCCCAAATTGGCAGCTATCAGATCAATTCCATCCTGATTAAGATATATTTCTTGATTGCCGTTAATCATTGGCTCGGGATCCGCTAAAATCGGTCCGCTAAAATTATTCCAATCGGAACAGGTTATTGGAAAGGTGGCGCTCGATTCTTGCAAGACCATACTGCTTCCCCCTGATACGGCATATTGGAAAAGTTTTAGCCTTACCCGGTCAATCTCTGTGATCGTTATTCCAGATAAATCAAAGACTAACCATGATCGATTAAAACCATACTGTTTAGGATCCCCGCCAACCCACCATCGGTATTGACAACCGACTTGCAAACGCGATTCCCAATCAAAACCATCGCAGCTTGGCGCGGTCCTGGCGGTGTTAAAATCCGGATCGCGTACCTCCATCTGTCCGCCATATCCGGTGGTAAAAGGATTTCCCGCTGTTTGTTTTACGCAATCATAAAACTCTAAATTCGACATTTGCGTTTTACCGCTTATCGGTCCATTACTGGTCATTAAAAGCCGGCCAAGATCGACAAAATAATCATCGCCATCATTTACCTCAAAGGTAAAACCATCGGGCCCAATTAACTTGCTGCTAATTTGATTCAATAGCCCGCCGTTGGTATCGTAAAGCCTCAAGAGGGCCGTAAGGGTTTCCTCGGGCCGGTAAATAGTGCAAAATGATGGCCGGTATCCGGAGGCCCAGATGCCAATATCTTCTAGGAATAAATTAAAATCAGACTCCCAAAGAGTACCGGTAAACACTCCATTAGTAGGATTTCCGTCCAGGGGTTCCCAATGGGTATCATCAAAATATGGCCGGAAACATTCTAACTCTGCCACAATCCAGACTTTAAAGCCGAAACCGGTATCAATATATTCCTCATCCACACATGGCTCGCCGGCAATCAGCTGCCAATATGGATTAACCGCGTCAAAACTCATCCACCATCTAACCCCGCATCCGGCGTATTGAAGTATTTTTTCGCCTCTATAAAGCGGTGAAACCACGCCGTTAGGGTTAAAATCGATCTGCCGCGTGCCGTCCGGTTGAAAAAGGCTCTCATAGTGATCCGCGTGTGTTGTCAAAAATATCAGGGTTCCCGCCGGCCACATTTGGGCGGTGGTTCCGCCCTGGGCCCTTTCCACCTTTAAAAAGGCCGTTGCCTCGTTCAGGTTGCTATTTGCCAGATCTATTTTGACAATTTCGCGCACTATCGGATCCCGGAGGACCGCCCACATAGTATCGCCATCGATGGCCTGGGGGTTTATAAACTGTGAAAAATCCGCCCAGGGGATCTTAATTTCGGTGCTGCTAACGCCGATCGCAAGTTGTAAATGCGAAACCCCTCGATTATTGAAATTAATTACTGGCATTTTCCCCTCTCTAATCCGTTATGCCCATTTGTAGCCAGGTCGTACCGCTTACGTTTTTCCACCATCGGCCGTTTATGGAGTTATAAACTTCCTCGCCAAAATAATCAGCTGCCAGGGATCCATCCGGATCCGTTGTTACAATTCTATTGCTGCCCTTTTGAAAAAACAGGTTTAAAATGTCGACGTCCATCCGGAGCTCGAACGAGGCGCCGGCGCCAAATGATAGCGGCGAGGCCCCCCGGGTAACGGTGAAAACATCGCCGGCGCGATCGGTGACGATCATCCATTCGCTTTTGGATCCCTCGATCATAACGCACTTGAACTGCTCTCCGGCCGAAATCGATGGAAAAAGGGAGCCATCGCCCGCCTCTAAGCTGAAAGAGGAATCCCCGGCGCCTATCGCGTTTTCAAGGTTCCCCTTGGCATTATTCTCAAATTTAAAAACGGCCATGATTCACCCCTTAAAAATCAGTGTATTTAGTTGTGATAATATCCCTGGTCCGGTGCCTGGTGAACCCGGAAAACTTCATTTGCCTGGCCGGCAGGATAGCCTCCTGATACCCGATACCGTGGGCGGATCCTAACTCCGGGTTTGACCACGGCTTATTTGTCAACAATAACAACTCGGCCAGGGCCCTATCGGCTATCGTCTTTTTATAATGGGTCCAAAGGATCTTAGGAACTACCTGGGATCCATCAAAAGGCATGATATTGATCCAGACTTTCAGGCCGGCATCAATATCGATCTCAGGCGTATACATCAGATTTACCCTAAGATTCTGGCCTACCCACGCCGCATCCGGATCCTCCGCGGTCTGCGATCGCCAATCATCCCTTTCCTCCGGGTTCTCATCGACCGCAATCTCCGCGATAGGCGTTTTTCTATAAAAGGTATCGCCGTCTTTGATCTCGAAATGATCTAAGCTAACCATTTCACCCAGGGGGGATTGAACGATATATTCTCGCTTGCCGGCCTCAATATCAATCAACTCGAGCTCGACCGTCCACAATTCGGTCCGCTTTAAAAAATCCCTGGTGGCATCTACAATGGCCTCCGCGATCTTCGGATTGGGGCAAAGAGGAACATTGGGCCATATCTGATTGTACCAATTCGATACGGCAATATAGCCGGTGCCGACCGGAGTTACCGGGCTTCCCGTTGTTAATCCCATTAGCTCACTACCTCCGTGTCCGGATTTTCAAAGTTGAATCCGCTTTTTTGGGTCCAGAAATAATAGGTGCCGGCATCCAGATAAAAGGTGACGTTTCCAAAGGAATCCGTTCTGCCGCTCGCTACTGCATTGTTTCCAAGGGGATCAGTTGTCACCCACACATCGGCGTCCGCGATCGGGTTCGCGCTTATCTGGTTTGTCACATTGTAAACAAAGGTTATGGCGCCTACCGGCACGCCGCCCACTACCGCGATTATCGATTCGGTATCTGTCTTAACATCGGCAACATCGGCGGTCAGATCGGTGATATCATCGAGCAGATCATCCACATCGCCCTGCATATTAAAGATCGCATCATCGGTTAATCCTTGCTGAAAAAGGATTGTGGAAAGGGTGCTCGGGATCGAGGTACCGGTATCGACCAGGATGGCATCGAGGATAAGATCCAGGCGCCCGCCATCGGTCCAATCGGTCTGCAATTCGTTGGTATCGACCAGGACGGCATCGATATTACTATCGATTGTGGTCAGAGCTCCGCCATCCGGCAAGAGATCCGTAACCGCCTTGATGGCGTCCACCACTGTATCGACCGTGGCCAGGTCCGCCGCCAGGGCCAGGGCTGAAACGTCCGCTTTATAATCTCCAATCGTTTCAGAGGGTACAAGGTTCTGATTTTTGGCGCCGAACGTGCCGGCGGAAACGTGCCCGGCGATAGCTTCATCCCATACCGCGTCCGCGATCTGGCCGACCGTTGGCATCCCGCCGCCGGTGCCAAGTGCCTCGAGGGCGTCAGAGGTTCGATCAAAGGTCTGAGATCCGTCTACATTCATAATCAGGTCAAAGAGCGTATCCGCTACCGGATCGCCGGAGGGGTGCGCGACTTTGGCCAGATGATCAAGATCATTGGCCTCGATAACCGTTTGCACATCGGCGGAGCTCAGATCATTTAAGGCGGTAATTTGTGCCGGCAGGGTTGTACCGGTATCGACCAGGATCGGATCCAGATAGGTCGATTCCAGGTTACTTACGATATCAATTATGTCGCTATGCTCACTTGGCAGGGTGGTACCGGTATCAACCAGGATCGCGGCCAGGTCGTTCATGGCGCCCGCGTCCGGAATCAGATCGGTAACGGCCTTAATGAGGGCAAGATCTAACATAGCGCCCGAATCCGGAATCAGGCTCACAATCGAGTAGATTGCCCCCGTTGACAGATCGATGGCATCCACAACTGTCTTGACGGCCGCGATATCGGCATCGGTGGCAATATGCGAGGACGTTACCAGGGTGACGGTGGCCGTTTGGTCAAGTTCCCGGCCGGTGGATCCTACTGCAATATGAGAGGCGATCGGCTCATCCCACACGCCATCAACAATTTGCTGCACCGTTGGGCCGCCTCCGCCGCCGGCGCCCAATGCTTCAAGGGCATCGGTGGTGCGGTCAAAAGTTTGGGATCCATCCACGTTCATCATGTAATCGAGGAGGGTATTTGCAACCGGATCTCCGCTCGGATGGGCCACTTTTGCCAAATGGTCAAGGTCGTTAGTTTCAATTACCGTTTGAATATCGGCCGATGAGAGGTCATTTAGGCCCGCAATCGAGGCCGCGGTGGCCAAAAGTGCGTGTTCGGCCGGCAAAGTGGTCCCGGTATCGACTAAGATCGCGTCTACATTCGCGTCTAAGGTGGTCAATGCACCGCCATCTGGCAGGGCATCAGTGACAACTTTGATGGCATCGACAACCGTATCGACCGTGGCCAGGTTTGCCGCCGTGGCCAATAATGCGTGTTCGCCTGGTAGGGTGGTGCCGGTGTCTACCAGTATGGCATCCACAATCCCATCGATAACATCAACCGAGGCCTGGGTGGCCAATAATGCGTGTTCGGCCGGCAGGGTTGTACCGGTGTCGACTAAGATCGCGTCCACATTATCGTCTACCGTTTGCAGGGCAGCTGCCGTGGCGCCCTCAACTCCCATTTGAAAGAAATGGCTCATGGTTCCAACAATCGTGCCGACCGTTGCGGAAACGTAGATCGAATAGGATTTACCAACCTCAAAACCATTGGCCGCGGTCAACTGGATCCGCTCGGAATAAAAGCCGGCCGTATTTGCAGAATCCAATAAGGCCATGCTGCCGGTTAGGATCGGCGTGCCGGTTTCATCCTCATAGATCCGATAGGTCGGCACCGAATCTGCATCGGTGGCCTGGCCGGTTTCCGGATGGTGGGTATTCGCCACGAATGTTAAAAAATCGTCTATTTCCCATTTTCCTAAGTTCATTTTTTACCTCACTATTCGTCTGCCAAAGTTTAGAGATCCGCCCGGCAGGGAATCAATTACCGGGTAAATTGAAAAGTATTGGTCACAACCAATATCCCAATCAAAAGCGGCTACTCGCCGCCGCCATTTAATATCATCGTCAAATGGAAATACAGAATGGGCACTTAGATCCTGGCCGTAATTTCGGGCGCCTGCATCGGTAATTGATAAACGGCCTTTTTCTATGGATCCGTGGGCCTGGAATGTAAAGGTCTGATTTATCCTTGACCCTGTACCAAAGGCCGTGGCATCCCCGGAGGCGTTGTTTTCCTCTAAAAAGGCGGATCCTCCATCGAAATCATCATCAAAATTTCCATCGGCCAGGTCATTTATCCATATCGGATCCACTGAAAACTCGTTAAAACCTCGGCCGATAACCGAATCAAGCGCGGTGCAATTAAGAAAATAACAATCGTCTATATCCCCGAGGAAAGGGTGTTCATCCTGGTTAATGCAAAGGCAATTCACCACCACGCCATCGGCGCCATCGGACATATTAAAACCGCGCCCCAGGCAATCAATATTGATAATTCCTATCCATGTAGTGTTATCCCCGCCGGTGGTTTCGTTGGTATCGTTATCAACCGCCGACATAATTAGATCCTGGATGCTCGCGTAATCCTCGCCGGAAATCTCAAATCCGATACCGGATGCCCTGGTGAACGTAACGCCTGGGCCTGGAACTACTCCCTTGTGCCCCTGCCAATCGGATCCAAACCTTGATCCGGCCGGCCGGATGATACGCCGATATGAGGCGTTTGTGGTGGCCCCGGCCATACTCGTCCGATCATCGAATTGTGCGGCATCGTCATAGCACTCCAAAACCTCGGATTGTGCCAATGATACCAAATTATTATCGGTGGCGGCCTCCCAGGTGGATAGGCTTGTGTAGTCGCGCCCGAAACCCGAGGCCCCATAGGTGCTGATCTGTTCGTTTACACCTTTAATTCTTGAAGTTGCCATCAGATATAAACCCCTTTTACTTTATCAAATACAAGGCCCTCGGCGGCATAGGGTGTATGATCGGTCAACCATAAATTGCTATCCTCATCTAATGTATAAAACGGTTGGTAAGCATCGCCCGGATCCCGAGCTCGGTCCAGGTCAAGGGCCGGATATAATTGCTTGATCCTGGCCAAGGGTGCACAATACCGGCGTTTATCGTACCTGATATAATTCGATCTCGGCTTATAGATCCCGGTTGGATCGTAGGGCTCATAAACCGCCGCATCCAACATTATCGAACCAACTCCATCGACCAGGATCCACAACCACAATTTAGCCTCTTTCATGCCTATGCCGGCGGTCGGAGGCCTCACCGTGACCAAATCGCCCTCTTGAATGTGCTCGGGCGCTTTTTGAAAAACGGCGATCGCTATCTCCCTGGTCGGATAGGCCCTCGGTATCACATAACTCGGGGTTGTCATTTAATCGTCCTCGCTCATCCGATTGATCATGGCGGTTTGCAGTTGGGCCAAGGTGCGGTCGGGTAGCGCGTGCTGTGCCCGCAAGATATTGATCTCATCCTTGATAATGTCGGCAAAAGCGATCATCATTTTTCTAAATCGCGGGTGAGTTTGGAATAAAGCCCTTGCTCCATCCCGGTCCATCAGGTTTTCATCCGCCGTTTCCAGGGCCGCGAATCCATCGATCTCGGGTTGTGTTGCGTTCCGGCAGCTGCCGCCGTCCATTATTTTGGCAAATCCCAGGACGCGCAAAGGGCCGCCTCCGCCCTCCCGGAGCTCGGTTCCGTTTATAAAGGTCGGATCCGTGGCCACACTCCAAAAAGAGGGATCCCGTTGGTCAAATTGCTGATCCGTTGGCGAGATCTTGATAACCTCGCCGCCGTTTTCTCGATATAATACCGTGGTCATTTGGTTACTCCTTTAAGATTGCCGTTGCCTCGGTTTGGTGGTTTCGATCTGCAAGGCGGTCATAAATCGCTGATAAAATTGACCTGATCGCGGCGTATTGCCCGGGTTGTCGGAATCATCGTCATAATACATATAAAGCATACCATTATAGATGGCATCGATATATTGATCCTCGACCGGGATGGTTAAGAGGCGCCAATCGCCGTCAACATCGTAAACAACCGGCGTTGGCAAGGTGCTCATCTGAACCAAAACCCACACTTGAACCTGGTCGGTCACAGGGGGCCAACAATAAAACCGGCGTTCATCGTTATCATCTTTCATAAAATGCTCGATATAATCCGCGGGTGTATCAGTGGTCCACTGAGGATAGAGATCCGACATTATTTTTAAGGTGGTTTCCCGCACTAACACCCCTGGGGCGGTGCCGAGGGCGCCCATGTTCATCGGGATATCGACCAACTCAAATGCTTTAGCCGGCAAGAATTGAAGCAAACCGGGGGCCAGGCGTACCGCCTCGGTTTCCTGGTGCACCTTTGGGGCCAGGTTGATCATGGTCCGGATGCAATTATTAAAGATACTGATGTTTTCCTGCTCATCGGTATCCTCGTTTGTTTCATCGAGGATCTTTCTTTCAAACTCGTTTATCACACTGCCGACTGTTATTGATCCCATGTTAGGACTCCTAAAATGCTGAAAAATCGATCAGAGTTATGGTTTTTGTCACGCCGCCGGCGGTGATCTTGACCATTATATCGCCATCATCGCCGGATCCGGCGCCGTTTGATTGCCACAATACCGATTGGCCCTCGATCGGATCCGCCGGATCCTCGCTCAGTTCTGTTAGCATTACCCTCGAAAAGCTAATGCCGTCTAAAATTTGCAAAAGTTCCTGGTAGTCGATGAAACGATAGATGGTATCCCCGAGGCGCCCCTCTCGGATCTCGATGGTGAGTTTAATATCTTTTAGGATCGTAATGAGCTCCGGATCCTTACTTGATATTACTATGTCCTTTATCGGCGGGGTCTTTACTGGCATATTTCTCCAAATTCAATCCGGTTATCCCGGGATCCTCCTCCGGAAACTTGGCAAGGATCTTTTTGGCTATTGCCGCCTTAACATCTTCGGGCATTGTTGGTATCAAATCGCGGTTGATCTCGATCCATTCTCGAAACTTTTTCTTAGTCAAGGTTCTGAATGAATTGATTATCTCCGCTATTCTGGCCTCTGCCAGGGCAACCGCCGGGCTTGTGGTCACTGCCGGCGGTGAATCTTCCTCTTTTTTGCCGGGGCCGTCTGCCTTTTCCTTTTCCGCCATCAGCTTTTCGCGGCGGGCTTTTGCATCGATCTCTAACCGCTCGCCGTCTGCAATATTCTGCCGGATTTTCGCTTTTTGCTCCTCGTAAACGCCCTCGGGGGCCGCTAAAATATCCTTGGCGCTCATTTGCTCAACCGGTATCGGCGGGGTCCACTCGACATAACAGTGCCGCCCCATGTTCAAAAATTCCTTAACGTGCCCCTCTTTGGTAACGCTGCATAACGGGTTTCCATTTGCATCCGGTCTGAAAGTGTAACGATATCCCTCGATATCGGCCTCGGTGATTCCCTCTCGCATCGTGCATTTAATGATCATGGTAATGGCCTCCTGCCCATCGTTGGGTTGCGGGGCCCCCGCCTGCCGGGGGCCCCTGAGTTAAGCGCGTGGTTACAGATTATTGTGCAATTAAAGACCTATTTCCTAAGACTGACAAAATGTCCGTCTAAACCTAAGACTGACAAAATGTCCGTCTAGAAATGGTTTCTAGCCTGTCTTAAACGTCCTGTTGCTCCTGGGCGCGATAGGTCAACACGCCCCGGATCCCGCCGACACCTCCGCCGGTGGGTGCCGCGGTAACTTCCAGGGCCACCAGGATCGGATCGGTCTGAGAATACGCCTGCCGCAAATTATCGTAGTTCGCGGCGATAAAGGTTTTACTCTGAATACCTCCGCCCTGGCCGATCGCGGAATCCACAAAAAAATCGTGGTTCGCAATCAAGGCGATTCCCGCCCGGGTTTTCAGGCCGGCGGTAAGGGTAAGGGTCGCGCCGGTATCGAGATCCTCACATTCGATCGAGAATCCCAAGGGCACGCATTTCGGAGGCAGTACGCACAAGGAAACGAAATCGCCCTCATCTAACGCCGTAGCGATATCGATATATCCATCGCTTACATAAACTTCGCCGGCGGAATGAGGGGCCTTTCCCGGCGCCTGCTCTTTGGCCATATTTGCAATATATTCGGTCATTTTAAAACCTCCTGCTTAAAAATTAATGGTTGGTTACTGTTTTATCGATTATCGGTTAAACCGCCTGGTGAATCTTAGGTGGTCGGGTTTTTGGCCGCGGAATCGATCACATAAATGCCGTAATCTTTCCCGTTAAACGTGGTTTTCTTGACGCCGAAAATGGAATGAGTGGTAATGATCAGCTGATTCCCGTTGTCGCGGGTTTCCTCAAACCATCCGAAACGTAACCCGGTGCCCGGGGATCCAAACGCGCACACGGCCGCTTGCTCGCCCAGGAAAAGGGCCCGGCAGGCCTCAATATTGTTGCCGACACCATAGTCGGTAAACCGGATCAGGTTTTCATGCTCATGCAACACCACGTTGTTATACATACCCAGGGATCCCTTGAAAATGGAATTGTTCCGCCCCTCGGCGCCGGCCGCGGCCTTTTGAATGTCTAACCATTGGCCGGTGGTGGTGACGGTGCGAACATCGTACACCTGCCAGGGGTTCATCACGCAAACGTAATGATTTTCCCCGTTGATCATAATCGGCATGATTTTAGGCGTTTGGGTGTTGCCATCGGTGCCGGCCGCGCCGCCGCCGGATCCGCCGCCCATCATCGTGGCCACTGCTTTGGCCTTGTCGATCTCGGTGAGGTTCATTACATCGGTGACAAGCAAAGTCGCCTTTGCTTTACCATTGGCAACCTGGATATGCTCGGAATCCGGAGCGGTGAGGCTGTTTCCGGCAAACCCGGTGTAGGTGGACGGAAAAACAAATTCCGCGTTGACGCCGCGAGCTCCGGAAAGATACATAAAGTGCAACTCATCAAAAACCCGGGCCCACCATTCCGATTGACGTTTCCGGGATATTTTCCGGAGATTGTGGATGGTGCGCTTGCGGGTCATGCGGCCGCCTGAGTTCACACCGCCGCGCATCTGGTCGATAAAGACGCCATCGGTGTAAAACTTCAATTCTTCCTCTTTGTTTTCGAGCACATCATCGCCCTCGACCGGTTGCATTTTCAACTGCATGGAAAGGTCAAAGGAAATGTACTCGCCGGCATCGTTCTCGAGCTCATTGAGTTGATGGATCGGCATACCGGATTCAACTCCCTGGCCGAAAAACTTTCTCGACCAGTAAGAGGTCCGCGCAATATCCACGGCCAAAAACGCCGAATACTTTTTTACTGCCTTGGGGTCATTTACCCCGATTATAGTTTGTCCCATTTTAAAGCCTCCTGTTCAGAATAGGTTGGATTTAGTGTTTTAAAGGGTTGATTCGTTCACTCCTGCCCTTGCCGGTGCCATCCTCGGCACTCTCCGCCGGCCACTTAACCTGCTCTGTTTTAACAGGTGGCTCTATTAAACCTGGGGCCTTATTTCTGGATATCTTGCTTAGAAATATCAACTTCTTTTGGTGCATCTATACAAATCCGGACCTTTTTGCCGGATTTTTTAATAACTTTCAGCTTGATAAGGACTTTATCAATTAACAAACTCACTGTTTCCGAGTCTGTGATATCGGTCATTAATGCCATTATCGGTATGCCTGGGCCGCGGGCCCTTTTGCTGTCTGCCCGGCCTCGAGATCCCTGGTAACAACCGCGCCGGCGGCAACCATCGCCCTTTCGCCTATGGTGACTCCCGGTAAGATGATAGCGCCGGCGCCGATTGACGCGCCCGCACAAATCAAAACGGGATCCTCTTTAGGCGCTTCATGGCCTGCCCTGGGGTGTTTCATATTGAGGATCCGGGCCCCGGCGCCGATAAAAACATCGCGCTCGATCTCGCAGGCCTGCATAGTAACATGGCTCATAACCTGGACGTTTTCCCCCAGGGTTACGCCGTCACCGATAACACAGTGGGCGCCGATAATACACCATGGTCCAATTTTGGCGCCTCCCATTATATACGCGAAATGAGCGACATAAACGGTTTGGTGCACATCGGCGCCCTGGTCGACCACGGAAGATAATTCCCAATTATCCGGATATATAGTTTGAGGCATCCCTATTCTCATGGATGGTAATCCTCATATTCTTTTAGATCCACCGGGCTCAGTTTATCGATTGCCTTTTGCAAGGCCTCGCCATCTAAACTGTCCAAGTGAGCGAATTTGTTAAAGTCAACATTTCCTTTAGCGGCCGGCACTTTTGCCAGGGTTTCAGGTGGCCGTTTGCCGGATTCCGCCGCCTTTGCCCTTTCGAGGGCTTCTTTTGCCCTATCGTCTGCCGTTTTCTTATCGTTTTTGGGTGATCCCGCCGGCGGTGCGGATCCGCCTGGTCCTGCCAGGCTTGAAACTTCCGCGGCTACTCGAGCATGGGCCTCGTTAAGGAGATCGAATCCGGGGGCCGTTGCCCATTTATCATCCGCCAACAAAGCGTTTACCTGGGCCGCAAAGGCGCCGTAAATAACCTGGGATCTTTCGAGCTCCGGATTGGATTGCAAATACCATTCTCTCTCCCAGGACCACCTTTGCTCGATCATGTTTTCGTTGTTTGTTACCGCCTGCTCATGGTGCCAGATCTTTTTTTCTAACTCCATGCGCTTGTCGGTATAGACTTCATAATCGATATCGCCATCGTCAAATTGGGTCTTGATATCGTCTAAGTCCTTTGAAATCTCATCTAATTCCTCGGGCGAGAGCGTTTTCGCAATAGGGATAAAGTGGTCGGGTACTTTGGCTTTTTGGGGCCCTTGCTCCTCGTCCTCGTCCTCGTCCTCGGTCGCGTCTTTCCCTTTGGTGGCATCATCATCCCCTTTGGATTTATCGGCATCCTTGCCGGCATCGTCCGTATCGTCCGCGGTTTCATCGTCCTTTTCACCTAATGCGGCCGCCTCCTCCTCCGATAAACCGATATCGGTGAGTTTTTCCTTGTCAGTTCGGCCATCGCCGGCCGGTGTTGCTTTTGCCTGGTCCTCGGCTGTTTTCATAGCGTATACTCCTGTATTTTGGTTGAGGGTTTACGATTCTAACGCTTTTTTCATCCGTCTTTTGCGTTCCTTGATGGTTCCCATAACCTTGCCTACACCGCCCTCCTCTTTCTTAGGCTTGTAGGCAATAACTCCCGGCGGTTTCGATCCCGGCTCGGCCTCCATGCCCCTTTGTTTCGGCGGTGCGGTGGGATTTTCAAGGCGTTCGCTCATCCGGCGCCTGTTAGCCATATACGAAGTAGCGGCATCGGTGACGTAATCGGTGGCGCGTTCTAACAGGCCTTTTTTCTTTTTCTTTTCTGCCATGGGTGATCCTCCTTTTATTTATTCCCGGGCATCCGGGATCTGTTACGCATATAGTGATTGACTTTCTTTTTGCGTGCCTTGTCGACTCCGGATATCGTGCCCTTATTCCTACTGGCATAAAACACGCGCTCGCCGGCCTCCTCGCCGTATTGATCTTTCATGGCCGCCATGATCTTATTGCCTTTTTTGGTGAGTGGCATCAGTAACCGCCTTTTTTGCCTTTGATACAACCGGCCTTGTTTTTATAGGGGTGGTTGCCCTTTCTGATATCCTTGGCCTTGGCGGTATCGCCCGCCGCCCTGCCGGAATAGTTGTCTTTTTCCGGTTTCCTGCCGTGTTTTGATGGTGCTGTGCCCTCTCCGCTCATGGTAAAACCTCCTTAAAAGGTGCGCATCCGGCGTTTTTTACGGTTATTGGTTATAACTTTCTCTCGATCCATCGCCCCGGCCATGCCGGACCATCTTTTGACTCCGCCCCCTGGGGCCATTGGGTTAGACAAACCGGCGCCCTTGCCCGGTGATAACAAGGGCGCCGGCGTCTGTGCTCCGCCATTATCAGGCGTTTCCGGCGGGGGTTCCATCCGCGCTGATGGCGATGGCGGAGCTACCGCGGCCGCGGCCGGTCCGGAGTTCTGCCCGGTGGTATCCGGGTCAAGGGGTTCTATTTTTGTGCTTAAAGCTGCCCGCTTAATGGGGTTCCTATCTTTTTTCTTTGCCCCCAGGCGCCTTATTCCTTGTATTGGCATTAGGATTGATCTCCGATCGCTTGCTCGCCTCGATGGACGCCAGGGCGCTTGCCCTCTCTATCGTCCTGCCGGCGGCCGCGTCTGTTTTCTTAAATTCCAATTCCTCGTCCTTTAATTCAACATCTGCCTCGATGGCCATGGTTTCCGCGACAACCTTATCGATCTCAGGCTTTAACTTTTCAATCTTATCAGCGGCCTCGGCCTCGGTTTTAACCGCCTGGGCCTCTTTGAGGCGGAGCTCTAACATTTGGACGGCCTCGAGTAGATCCTTTTGGCGTTGCTGCTCCTCGGCCTCCATTTGCCGTTGGGCCACTTCCTCGGGATCCTCCGGGTTCTTAGATGGATCCTTTTGACCGGATATCTGCCGGATCCTGGCCACAAGAGTTTCCTTTAGAGGCACATCGGACATATCCACCACAATATCAAGTAGCGCGAGCGCAACCTCCGGAGGCAGTTTTTCCATCATGCTCATTAATTGCTCGAAAGCTGCCTGCCTCATGCTCGCGGTGAAATTCTGGCTATCGATAACAAAATCCGCCTGGCTTGCAGTGATATCGTTAAGCATTTCGCCGGTATCCGGATCCTGATGATTAATTTCCTCAAATTCAAACTGGTTCGGGGCCCCCTGAATCCGGATAACCTTTGCCTCGCTATAAAACTGCTCGATCAGAGATAGCTTGATCTCTCCGATCAGCTGAAAGGCGAGGCGTAAATTATCAAACATCGTCATTGTTAAGGTGGTGCCTAATTCCTGCCTGGCCGTGATCGCCCGGCCGGATATGGCGTTAGTTTGCCTGCCCATCATTTCATCGTTGACGCCCCCGGTCCGCTCAATATATTCGGCATCCTGATTCATCAACATAACGTGCTCTTGTGCCAGATTCGTATCGGATTGAAAAGTGAAGTTTGCCCCGGGCTTGATCCGGATCAGGCCATCCGGACGGTCAACCTCGGCCTTTAGATCATCCCAATCATCGGTGGCGTTCTCATCTGCTATCACTTGGCGGGTGTTGAGAATATGCAGGGCCTTTGACCGGCGTTTGTTTAGATCCTCTTGCGGATCTCTCAGCTGCCGGATCATTCCATAAGGCGAGTTATCAACCTTTTTCCTGTGGGCCCAAATCGGTACAAACGGAAATCGGTTATGATTATAAGGCGTTGGGCCATCATAAAGCACGCCCTTACTGCAAAAGATCATTACCCGGATTCCCATTCTGATGGCATCGTAAACACTGGCCAATCCCTCATCGACCAGGGTTTGATGGTCCTGATTGTTCTCATCAAACATCACGCCGCTTAGGGTTCCGATCTCTTTGCCTTTCATTACCTTGCCGCGCATCGGTTCCTTGTACCAGGCCTCGATTAGTCTGACTCGGTTCCGCGACTAGGTTGTTACGCCCGTATCACCGGAAAGTTCAAGCGCGAATCCGCCCTCGCCCTCGACCGGATCCACATCGATCGTCTGGTCCTCCTCTTGCCAGTACAAATCATCCTTTTGCACTGCCAATTTAACTACTTGCAATCGATCCGGAAACATCACGGCCGCGATATCGAAATCAACCCACTTGGATCTGAAAAGGTATCTGGCATCGGAATAATCTGGCTCGGTATGCAGGGTATCCCACCAGATATTCCGCCAATCTTCCCATCGAACGAATACCGGATCCTCATCCGGATCCGACCGGACGCCGGCCTCTAACCATCCGACTCCGGACTTAACCGCATCTTCAAAAGCCCTCGAGCGGTGGAATCCCTCCTTATTAACATCGGAAACGTATTTCATTATTTTGGTTTTCGTTTCCGCCAGGGGCCTATCCTCTTTCCCCCTGGGGAGGACCACATAATCAATACGGGTTCGCTTTTCAGTGCCGACAACCCAATCCACGGTAGGTTTGATCTGATTAAAAACCGTGGCTTTTTGCCCGCGGGCCTTTAATTCGGATTTATCATCCTCATCCCATTGATCGCCGTCATAGAACTTATGGTCTTTCATCTGCTCGATACGGAAATCGCCATGCAACTGCCGCTCGCGCTTGTACCATCCGTTTAGGCGTTGATACCGGGTGAGGGTTTTATGATCAGTATCGTATGGGTGGCGTTTATCCCGGTTTTCCTCATCGGTTATACCGGCGAGCTCGAGTTCCTCCTCCTGACTGAGGCCTTGCGAATACCCATAATCCGGATCGTTGAATCTATCAGTTGCGGTATTGTTTATATCCATCGTCAACCTTTTTCGTTATGTCGTGTTCAAAGGTTTCGCCGGCCGCGGTAACTTTTGCCTGGCCGACCGTCTTTCTGGTTGGATCCAATGGTGGCATCTTAATGAGATCGTCAAACCTCGTCTGAATAGCGTAGGCAATTTCCGCCAATTTCCTGATATTAGGCTTGCCAAGCTCTAAAACGGTCATAATCTGCTGACCGACTCGATAAAGGTGCTCCTCAAACGTGGCGTTATGGTCCTCTGACCAGTAATGTAACTGGTCCATCGATATGATATAGGCGTTCACCTGGGTCTTTTGGCCTATAATCGGGATCGATGAAAGCTGCCTTTTCCTTTGCAGTTTTATAACCGGTTGCCCTCTGAGATACCCGGTTTCGACATGGAAGTCTGACATTTTTAGCCTCCTGCCGGTTGACCATCCTCCTCGATGGCGCTGATTGTATCCCTAATGATGGCCTCGATCTTAATGGCCACCGTGGCGCTTACCTTTTTAAGATCCGTTGGCGGGCCAATCGGAATAGTAACCGCGTGCGATACCTCATTGGACCAGGCCGAACATTCTGAATCGCTTGCTGAAATACAGGCGCGAACGATAAAATATTTGGTGACAACCTGCCCCGGGGTTCCCGTATAGGTGACGGTGGCATCGGCCTGATAGGTATCGGGCGCCGTGGGGTTCGACTTGGCCACATCAAAAAACTGGCCGTATGGGCCGCCCGCGGTTTCCCCATAACCAAACTGCCATCGCGTTAAGACGGCATAAGTTTCCGGATCCTGATTCCATTCAAACTTGATTGAGGGGTTTTCCTCGGCTGCCTGGGCCAGGAATCCGCCGAAAATTGCCAGGGCCATAAAGATGATCAGTGCTAATACGTTTCGATTTAATTGCATGGATATCCTCCCTTGCTATGCGCTCATGGCTGTTCGCCGGCGCCGTTTCCAGTTATCTTGCCCGCGCTTTTTCTTTTTATTCCCTACCAGGCGGACCATTACATATTGAAAAGCATCGTGAATATGGCTGAATCGGTTCTTATCCGGATCGTTGAAATATTCTCCGGAGTTGGCGATCTCTTTATAATGATATCCGCCTAAGAATCCATTCAATAGGCGGGTGCATCCAGGATCTATCAGGCATCCATCGATCCGGGCCATGATCCCATCCACTGCTTGCGTGCGTGCGGTAAAGTTCTGCTCGGAGCTCTCGACCGTTACGCCCTCCTCCTCCATTAAAAGCGCGTTGGAAGTGAATCCGCCCTCTTTTTTACTGAATTTAGCCGCGCCGGCCGGATCCCCGT